TCGGGTGCGCCAATACTATAGTATCTACAATACTATCTGTATAAATAAATCCCTAGACGAGGTATCCAAATGATAGACAAATTCAAATTGTTTCGTATTGTATTTGGTATGATTATCGTAGGTACTCTATTCTGTACCGCATTAATGGGGGCTTATGACCTATGGATCCATCCAGTATCACTAGTGGATTACCAGGCGGAAAGAGTAATATCTGACCTGCGTAGACTCCATTCTAAACCTTTGATTTAATTGTGTTTTATTGTGTATTATCGTGTCGAATTGTGTAGTAATAAACTTTAAAACAGCGTGGCGTCCTGTGTTCCTTATACGATAGGCAACGATTTTTTGCAACCACCCATTGGACGCTTTCAGAAACCCAATCAATTCAATGGTTTACGGTGGGTTTGAGAGGGTCGTCACCGAAACCATGGATATCCACCGAGCTCCATCCTATATAAATCAATGGTTTACGATAGGTGGTTGACGGGTACCAGCTTTTCGTGTTAAGCTATGTTTTCAAAATCAAGTTCAGCCCTTACTGGCGACTATTAGAAACCAACTGAATGCCTCCACTGGCAACTGGAATAGTCTAGAATCCAACTGCAAAGGGCTGGCCACATAAGAGAACGCTAATAGTGAAACGCATAGATTTGGTAGTAGATTACGAGGACAAGGTAGATTGGCTACAGGACTCCATAGTAATCAAGGACGTGAATGTGGCCGGTCAAGAGCATAGCCAGTTGGTGATTGAGCTTGAGCAGGCGGTCTATGATGCTACCCGTTCCATGCATAACCCCCCTAGTCAGCACATCCAGGTCATGGGTTACAGCCCAGCTGATTCGGATGTAACCGTAAAGCCAGGTGTCAACTACTGGCACGACGATGAAAACATATACCAATAAGCGTTGGTATTTACCCTCTACCCTTTTAACAGGAGACCTTTTATGACTAAATCATATGGTAACACTGGCACACCTATCACTATGGACATGGGTGGTTGGAACATATACTACCGTGAGCCTATATGTGGTGGTAACAGGATGGCCTTTCTCAAGGAGTCCACCCTATTACAGGCGGTGTCCGTATTCAATACGTTAGACCGTACCAGCGGCTTCGATACACCACTCCGTATAGAGCGGATGGATGTATTCGGTAACCATACTGACACATGGACGATGGATGGCCGCTATGGTGTACCACGTCACATTAATGGCCAAGTCGGTGAACCCGGTAAGACCAGAATCTTTAACCGATCACGGAGGTCCAGATAAATGGACAGAATATCAGATAAGTGGTGCTACCTCATTTTCGTAGCTGTATGGGCCTCGGTGTTAGCAGTAGCCGATATGAATTGGCCGGATCACATGGGTGGCGGTGGCCATTTGATGGCAGCCCTGGGCCTCGGTTAGTATGGACTCGGAAGAACAGTTGGTGCAGCCGGGCCGGGCCGATCTGATCCATGCGATGCGCCTAGCCATAAAAATACAAGGGAATTCCTCCCAGGATCCAGACCAAATTCAGACCAAATTGGTCAGGCCTATACAAATCAATGGTTTACAACGACCCTCGCTGGCTGCCTCTAAGTCATTGATTTATAAAAGTTTTCTCAGGCCCATTTTGGCACCAGACCCCTTTTTACCATGGATATAATGTCCATACAAATCAATGGTTTACAACGATATTTGACATACCCCCTCTGGATATGTTAAGCTTATGTTTCAAATCAAGTCACGGAAATTTATATATGCCCATTACTGAAGAATTGCTGGTTGAATTCCTTATAGAACACGATATCCAGACAGCTGATGATCTTGAAGATTTTTCGGCCTATGTCCATCTGTTGGTTGCTGAACCTAATCTCCCTCTGTTGGTGATAAACTAAAATGTCGGTACAAAGTAAAACGATGTTGGCGAGGTTACTCTCCACGGAGAATATTACAATCCGTGTGGATGTCAATGCTACGACAGCATCCTTTGATGTCAAGGATCGAATTCTGACAATCCCACGGTGGGCATTGGACAACGAGGCGGTCACCGATATGATGACTGGTCACGAAGTTGGTCATGCTATATGGACGGGGTTCGAGGACTGGGCAAAAGCTATTAATAAGGATGGTCTCCATAAGGGCATTCTGAATGTCGTGGAAGATGCTCGTATAGAAAAAAAGATTAAGCGGAAGTACCCTGGGATAATTAAGGACTTTATCTCTGCTTATCGTACCCTTGCAGATCAGAATTTCTTTTTTGAAGATGGTCAGAATATCGAGCAGATGAATATTGTGGATCGTATTAATCTCCATTGTAAACTCGGCGCAACCTTTGGGATCCCTTTCAAAAATCCCTCGGAAGAAAAGCTGGTTTTAATGGTAGAGGCGTGCGAATCGTGGAGAGATGTTACGAAAACCACTCGAGCCTTGATGGATCACGTTCTGGAGAATATCGAGGAGATGTGGGGAGAGTCTGATATAGATTATAATGGCGACTCCTTTAACATGGATAGTGATGATAGTGATGGTGGTATTCCTATACCGGGCAATGGCTATGACAATAATGAGGACGAAAATGACAACGGTGAATCTGATACTACTAAGCAAACTGGCGGAGATTCCGATGAGGAAGATTCTGATGGTGAGTTTGATCCCAGGTTCGGCGATGATGATTTTGCTGATGAGTTACCTGATGATCTGGTAGAAACTCAAGGCCAGTTCGACCGTATGTTGGATAGTCTAATCAATCCAAACTCAGATGGCCGGGAAGCTTTTGTGTACTTTACCCTTCCCGACCCCAACCTGAAAGGGATGGTCGTTCCGTATAAGCGAGTCTTACGAGAACTACCTAAGATTATGGATGAGGTTCTCAGCCCCACACCAGGTAATGCGGCATTCAGTGCCAGGCATTCGGCAGTCGATATGGACTACCAGAAGTTCCGTAGGCAGTCTCAGAAAATCATTAATTACATGGCAAAGGAATTTGACCGTAAGAAGGCAGCATCAGAATACAGGAAAGAATCCGTTGCTAAGACTGGTGTGCTAGATGTGAATAAATTGTTTTCATACAAATACAATGACGACCTGTTCCTCCGTAATACGATTAAGCCGGATGGCAAGAATCACGGAATGGTGATGTTACTGGATTGGTCTGCTTCTATGACCCCTCACCTGTACGACACCATGAAACAGATTATTAACCTCATGTGGTTCTGTCAGAAAATCAATATACCTTTTGAGGTCTATGCCTTCACCAATAGTTACCACAACACCGCATGGCACAAAGCGATGCGTGATGATGAGGTAGATTTAGATGAAGCGGCGAAGCTGCATATGCCCGATGTCTGGGATTTGAAAGAAGGTAACGGTACATTGCATAACGATGTCTGCTTGCTCAATATTATGTCCAGCAGGATGTCTGCTAAGCAGTCCGCATTGATGGCTAAGACCTTATTCAAGTTTAGTTATTGCCAACGTAGTGGACGTGGTGCCTTTGGCCCATATGAGATGTCCTCAACTCCGTTGGTTGAAGCCTTGGTAGGGATTCAGAAGATTCTACCGAATTTTATAAACAAGTATGGAATTGATAATTGCAATTTAATGATTCTAACCGATGGTGAATGTAACACTGCCATGGATAGTGTTTATAGTGAATCTAGCCAGAACCGACGAGTTGGTTATAATCGTAGCCGTGCAATCAGAGGTTACTATAACCGCAAATCGACATTTCTGGAAGACCCGATAACCAAGAAGCAGTACTCGCTTGGTGAGTTCACCTCGATGAGCGATGGATATGCTTACGAGGGTAATATTCAGACCCGTGCTATTATTCAAATGATGAAGGATCGCCATAATCTGAATGTTGTAGGTATCTTCCTAGACGGCAATGCCCAAGGTCGACGCCTAACAATGAGAACCTTAGAACTTATGATTGGTCAGAGATACTTTAACAAGGCTGCTCATAAAGAGGCGAGAAGTCATTGCCGTAAACATGGGTTTGCTCCAATTAAGACAATTTCATATGATGAGTTTTATATCGTACCCGTTGGAACAATTCGTGAAGATGGTGGCGAACTTAATATAGAGGAAGGTATGAGTGTTGGTAAAATGAAAGCTGTATTTGCTAAGAATCAAAAAACGAAGTTTGGTAACAAGATGTTGGTCAATAGAATGACCGATATAATTGCTGTTTAGTTTCAATGGTTTACAACGACCCCCGGCCACCTACCGTAAGTGATTGATTTATATAGACTTTTTGGAGGCGAAATTGGCAAATTCCAAAGCCAAGTGGAGCCCCAAAACAGAAAAAACGTGTATATAATCAAGAGCTTAGATAGGTGGTTGACGGGGACCTAGGAATATGTTAAGCTATTGTTTGGAAAGTGATAAAAAGTCAGGAGACTTATAATATGTCAGATGTGAAAATGAACGAGAAACGGGTTGCTCTGGTTAAAGCGGTCAGAGAGGAATTCGGTAAAGACCGGGTTACCGTTACTCGTCGGGAACTGCAATCCATCGTGGATGTGGAACCAAGAGTACATTCTTGGCCGACTTGGTTGGTCAATAAGGATGCTTTGAAGATTGAGCGAGGTTTGTACCACTTGCCCGACAATAATGGTATGTACAATGGCGTGGCGACTGTCACAAACGTGCCGGCAACTGTCTCAAACGCTTCGGCGACTGTCACAAACGTGCCGGCAACTGTCTCAAACGCTTCGGCGACTGCCGCCGTGATGATGGCACCCAGTGCTATCGGTGTAATGGATAACCAAGACAGTTATGTGCCTGAAAAATTCTTGGGATATGTTCCTTACGGTAATTTTAACACCGTGAAGGATGTTATTAAGTCTAGAATTTTCTATCCGATGTTTATCACCGGATTGTCTGGTAACGGTAAAACCTTGATGGTCAAGGAATTGTGTGCTCGGCAAAAGCGAGAATATGTCCGTGCCAACATTACCATTGAAACTGACGAGGACGACCTGATTGGTGGCTTTCGTTTGCTGAATGGTGAGACCGTCTGGCATGATGGTCCTGTTGTGACCGCCATGAAACGTGGTGCGATTCTTCTCCTTGATGAGATCGACCTTGCCTCAAATAAGATTATGGCCTTGCAGCCTGTCTTGGAAGGTTCGTCAATCTACATTAAGAAGATTGGCAAATGGGTACACCCAACACCGGGCTTTAATGTTATCGCTACTGCTAACACCAAGGGTCAGGGTTCCGAAGATGGACGCTTCATTGGCACCAACGTGCTGAACGAAGCTTTCTTGGAACGTTTTCCTGTCACCATCGAACAGGAGTACCCGACTGCTAAAATGGAAGAGAAAATTCTTACCAACGAATTTTCAAAACATGGCAAGGAAGATTCCGAGTTCGGTACCAATCTTGTTAAGTGGGCTGGTGTAATCCGCAAGACCTTTGAAGAAGGTGGTTGTGATGAAATCATTTCAACTCGTCGCCTTGTGCATATCGTAAATGCCTTTGCTATCTTTGATAACAAAATGAAAGCGATTGAGCTGACTGTGAATCGGTTTGATGCCGAAACGAAGGATTCTTTCCTTGACCTGTACACCAAGATAGATGCAGGCGCTGACATAGAATCCTTGACGGCCTCTGAGGAAGTCGGTGACGATGACCAAGAGGAGGAAGATGGCTTCTGATTATTGGAAGCGAAGGGGTATGTCCCTGGGGTTAACCTGGGGACTCAACCTGAAGCTTGGAGATGCTCCCCCGAAGGGCTCTGTTAAAACTTTGATTCCAGGTTATGTCGCAGTCCTGATTAAAGAGAACACATCTACCCTACCCCTTAATTTTTTTAAAGGAATATTATTATGACACAGAAAGTGAAATTTATTGATGAAGATGGTTATGCAATCGTTGCTAATCTAACCTTCCATCCCCTAAACGAAGAAATCTATCCTAGAGCAAATCATGGGGATGATATTGAGTTATTGAAAACGAAGATGCAGGCCTGGTTTGACAAATATGGAGATGCAAACCATACACCTATTACCGTTTGTCCCAAAACTGGTGTTATTTACTCCGGAAATTTTAGAGTATGGGTTGCTAAGTTGTTGGGCTTTCTAAAGGTAAGAGCAGTATATTGTGCTGAACGTACTTATGATCCTAAAGCCGACAGATATGAAGAAATACAATTCCTAAAATCATTTAATCAAGACGGCAAAAGAAACGAATCCAATTATAGGACAGCATTACGACTCTGGACTAAAGAATCTGAAGCTTACTTTGATAAGTACGGCAAAGAACTTTCTAATAAGGACAGAAACAACTTTGCCACCGATGCTCGTATTGATAAGGATATTTTTAAGAAACTTGTGGTGATTGGTGAAGAACGACCCGACTTGGTAGATGATATTGTTGCAGATAAGATAACTGTTAGAAAAGCATATAAGTTGGTTACGATACAGGCACCAAAAGAGATTGTTGATCCTAATAGACACACCTTTTATGATGACTTGAAAAAGTATCCTGATATTGTTCCATTTGCCATTAAGACATCTGTTTCAATGGTGCGAAAAATAGAGGCAGTACATGGTGGCATTATTCGTGATTCTGTTCTTGGTTGGGAACGAAACACAAGAACGAACTTTTTATCTCATTCCACAATGTCGGCTTTCGCTTTGGGGTTTAATAACACTGGTGATAAGAAATTACAGTGTGCTTCTGCTGGGGCAATATCAAATAAAACTTATGCTGATATTTTATTTCAATTCTTAACAGATTTGGCTAACAAGAAATTAAAAGGTAGCAAGGATAGATATTTTGATACACAACTTGAAATAAAGGCTTGTGAGTTTAATAGTTCTGCTGGCAATACCAAAATCTATTCAGCTCCTGGTAGTAGTAAGATGCCTTCACAAGAGTTTATAGTAGCCTGCCATACTGATGATTTTAGTAAGTTTTTATTTATGATGGTTACTGTAGATGGATCAGAGTGGAGAGTGGATTCTAAAAATGCTGTCATTTCTTTAGCACAGTTATACAAACTCAAACCTACATATTTGTTGGGCGAAATGTTTGAAGGTAAACGCAAAGTAGAAGTTCAGTGGGGAAATGCTTGACAAATTATTAAATTTGTGTTAAGCTGGTCCTCAGTAAATAACATTATTGAGGACTTTTTTTATGCACCAAGATGAACAGTTACAAGACCTACTAGACAAAGCTAGACAGTTAAAAGAAGATTGTGTGGAAGTGTTGGGTCAACGTAAACATATTAAACAGATTGAAGTTACGGAGTATGACCATATAAAGAATGCTTTGAATACTTTAGAGAAAAGTATAAGTATGATTTTACAAGTGGAGAAGTATAAGGGATAATGTTAGTACAGGACGAAATAAAAGCGAAACTGGAATCTCAAAGAATGAGATTGGAGAATCTTGATAAAAAGAAGATTAAGGATGTTACTGCTAGAAATGTTTATGTTGCTAAACTTTGTAGTTTAAGTAAACTGGAAAAATTTGTTGCAGAAGGCAATGAAGGAAAGGGTTATGTTTTTAAAGGCCCCAAAGTTAAACCTCTGGAGAAAAAAGATGAAAAAGCGTGAACGATATTAAAATAGAGCAGTAAAATAATAGGAGATAAAGTCCTGACAATGACAGATCAGGCCACTGGGACGCCAGTGAATATATGATATAGAAAGTCTAACGCTCTATAGTTACGAACAAGGCTCTGATTCAACCGATATCCTCTGACTGACAGTTAGCATGAAGAACCCCACCTCACTGGTGGGGTTTTTTATTTGTATAAATAATATAAATTTGGAGAAAACACTTTATGACACAATTAATTAACCCAAGAAAGTATACAGAGGCGGTCACGTTATTGCGTGACTTTTTTTTGGCCCGTAGCTTTCAAGAAGTACACACACAAAACAGATTATCAATATTAGCAGCCTGTGAAGATCCCACTACAGTGGCAACATATAATTATGCAGGTGAAGTATGGCCTCTTCCACAAACCGGCCAAATGTGGCTCGAATACGAATTATTAAATAACCCGGAAATTCCCGGGTTTTTTTGTATCTCCACATCCTACCGGGAAGAGAAAAACATTACGGAGGGTAGACATGATATTATCTTTCCTATGTTTGAATTTGAGATGCCAGGTGACGTTCACGATTTAGAAAAGATGGAAAGAGAGTTATGCGAACATATGGGATTCGGTAACGGACATGGTATTGTAGATAAAGATTATTTAGAATGGTGTGATTATTTTAAAGTAGAAGAACTAGAACATAAACATGAAGATGCAATGTGTAAGAGTTGGCAAGGTAGAGTTTGTATGATTAAGAACTTTCCAAATTACACAAGTCCTTTTTGGAACATGAAACAGAATGGCGACGGTACAGCGGCCAAGATAGATGTTATCATTTCAGGTCAAGAGACTATCGGTTCAGCTGAAAGGTCCTCTGATACAGATGAGATGTCTAGAATGTTCCATGAAATATCTGATGGTATGTATGCTGACCTGTTGTATGGCCTATTCGGTAAAGAAAGAGTTGACAAGGAACTAGATAAGTTTCTATCACTTGATTTCTTTCCAAGAGTGGGTGGTGGAATTGGAATCACCAGACTACTTTCTGCAATGAATGATTACGATGTTAGACGAGTTATCCAGTCTATGTAAAAGAATTCCGGAGTGGTGGAAGTGGTAGACACGCCTAGCCGTTTACTAGGTGGTATTTCGATACCGTGCTCGTTCGATCCGAGCCTCCGGAGCCATATATTTATTTTAATTCTTTTTTTCACATATAAATATGGAAGAGAGGATATTATTATATGGCATTTTTAGGACAAGATGGTTTTCAATGGGGCATTGGTGTTGTCGAGGATAGATTTGATCCTGAGAAGTTGGGTCGTGTGCGAGTAAGATGGTTGGGTTTACATGATGACGACAAACAAAAGATTCTAACTAAAGATTTACCTTGGTCTCAAGTTATGCAACCTGTAAGTGCAGGTGCTATGGCTGGTGTTGGAGATTCACCCACAAACCTAGTAGAAGGTACTTGGGTTGTAGGTTTTGCAAAAGAAGATACTTTACAAGAATGGATTATTATGGGCACTCTGCCCGGTAATAATACAAGAACATCATTTGCTGGTAAATTAAATAGAAAGTGGGCAAAACAAAGAGGTATGCTGCAGAAGTATACAAAGGAATATTCATCAGAAATTCCAGATGCTTCTGAAGATTATTTGGATTATGAACATGGGTTTCAGGATCCCACTATAGACCAAAGAAACATTCCTTATCCTCCTAGTGATGTAACAATAGGTCACAGTCAGAAGTTTGGTGATTATTCTGCCGGGCCTGGAGAACATTATCCAGAATTGCATGAGAGTTCTATTGAAACACCACAGTCTTACTATGTAAACAGTCCGGGTGCTGCTTGCGGTGTAACGAAATCTAAACACGATATGATACCGGAAGATTTCCCTGATGACAAATATGAAAAGACACAACGAGTACCTAATTATAAACCAGCAGGTCTAGCACCTAATGATTTAGATGAATGTGATGATGAGAAATGGATGGTGCTTCCAGAACTTAAAGGTTATGCACCAAAGTTTGCTAGATTAACACATTCGGATATTTTACATTACCTTTATCGTACAACGAGAAGGGTTACAGCTGATTTAAGGCAATGTGATTGGACTCATTTCGGAACATTTGCATGGCCTGATGTGCAAACTTATGGATATAGAGCTCATTTAGGAGTTAATCTATCAACAGGTTATTTAGAAGATGGCCATTGGCGTGCTGATAAAGAAGCAGGTTCGCCTGGTGGTACTCATGCACCTACATGGCCAATCACAAGAGACACACCAACATCTAGTACAGACTCGGCAGGCCTTGCTGGTATAGACCCATTAGATAACAGAGCATCATGGGGTCAAGAGTCTGGTCAAGAGATTGGATATTTCTGTTTAGATGGAGAAGAATTTAGATTAACACATCCAAGAACACCTTATGTACAGAAGGGTAAGTTAGCAACAACACAGAGACAAGAAGTAAAAGAATTATTTGATGATGGTCATTATGGAACAGGAATTTATAATGTTAGTGATCCAAAAGGACCTGATACTAGAAAAGATATTAAATTTGCAGATGTAAAGGAAACAGATTTGGTAGTATTACCAGAATCAGATACAAATAGACTTGCTGAAGGTGGCATTCCTATTAAGAGTATTACAGATAGTAAGGTTGTTACAAGGTCTAGTTTGTGGGGAGATAGTACAACTACATTTGCTACTGCAAAAGAAAATAAAAATAAAAACACTAAACCTAAAGTACAAAAGGGTGATGTGATAATGATATCCGGTTGTAGAGGTTCAGAAGAATATAATGGACGTGTATATCGAATAATGGATGTATCTAGTTCTGGTTCTGGTTTCACTATTACCTTAGGAACTATGGACGGCATTCCTTGGTCAGGTCCGGGCAGTATAGAATATTCAGGTCCAGAATCTACTACACCTTCTATTGTAGATGCTGTAGAATTGAAAAAAGAATATACTGCTGAATATTCTGCATATCTTGGTGGTGGTATTATATCAATTAATCCACATTGGATGGTTAGGGCAAAGGCAGAAACCAGAGAACGTCAAATCAATATCGGCAATCCAGAAATGAATACTGGTATTAATTTTAGATTTTGGAATCAACCAACGAGTCGTTGGGCTTCACAATATCCATTTAACCATGTATATGAATCAGAGTCAGGACACATTAAAGAATTTGATGATACGCCTGGTGCAGAAAGAATACATGAGTACCATAGATCGGGAACTTATTATGAAGTAGATCATCAAGGTACAAAGGTTGATTATGTAAAGGGTGATAATTATAACATTAGAATCTTTGACGATTATCTTTATGTTAAAGGCAAAGTTGCTTGGACTTTCGATGATGAGGTATGGATCCGAGCCAATGATAGAATGGACATATCCGCAAAGTGGAAGATACAGATTCATTCAGGTGGTGATTTAGACCTATCATCAAAACGCAATATTAATATGAAGGCTTCTGGTGATATTAATATGCAGTATGATGGTCATATGAATATCTTGGGTACTGCATTAGATCCAGCGTCAGCAAAATATCATGCAGGAACAAGACCCTGTAAAGAATTATCCAATTTCAATTTAAAGACTGGACATATACAAGTACAAGCTATAGAAAATATTAAGATACAAGCTGATATTAGTGAAATCACTATAAAGGCTTTAACCGATAGTATTTACTTAACAGCAGGAACTGATATTCACGAATTTACTTACGGTGATAATTATACAACAGCTCAAGGTTCTATAAACGAGTATTCAGTTATGTGGAATGCTAGAACTTCTATGATGAATGTTGAAGATTTGAGTATTGGTGGAGATGTTTCTATATATGCTTCGGCTGGAGAAATTAAGGCAGAAGCACTTACCGGAGATATTAAAATTATTGCTGATGCTGCTCAAGTTAGGATATCCGCACTATCAGATGATATTCAAATGTTTGCTGCTGATGATATAATGATGTATGCTACAGATGATATTATTGCTTATGCTAATGATGATGTAATGATTACCGGAAAGGAAAGAGTAGATATTAAAGCGTTGGATACAGTTATAAATATAGAAGCTAAGACAGATATAAATGTAAAATCTCTTGATGAAAATATATTCCTTCAAGCAGCATCGAAAAGCATTCATGTAAAATCTCAGACAAGTTTATATCTCCAATCTGTTACATCAAATGTATATAGTCACGCTGCCATCAGCCATTATGTGGAGTCGACCTTGGATTTTTATAATCTGGCTGGTGGCAATATTATTGAAACTGCAACTGAGATTCATATGAATGGGCCGGAAGCCCTTTGGTCGGCACTTGCTGATCCTGCTGATACTGCTGTACAAGCTACTGAAGCACAAGCACTAGCTCCTAGTTGGCCGACTCCTGCGTTGATGTCTAGCATGGCACCTACAATAGATGTTCTTCCTATTGATATACCAGATCCTGCACCTGCTTCTGGTATTGGTCTTGGCTTAAATGCAAACGATCCAGGATCGCCTGGTGGTGGTTACGGTGGAGAAAACATCCGAGTAACACACGACACAATTAATGATATTATTGCCGGTAAGAGTAATACAGCATGGTAAGGAGAAAATAAATGAGTTGGTTTGGTTCAATTGGTGGAGCTATATCCTCTTTTGCTTCGTCGGCGGTTGGCGCTTTATCATCAGCTGTTACAAGTATAGGTTCCCAAATTACAACGGCAGCTAATATGGCTGCTGGTAAACTTGGTGGTGCTTTTAGTGGACTTCAAGCAAATCTTAATATAGGTCGTGGATTAGGATTATCATTACAATTGGGCATTGGTGGTATGTTACCTGCTGCTTGGAAAACTGCTATTAATATTATGGCTAATCCATTCGGAGCAGCTTTAAGTGCAGCTGGTTCTATATTGGGTAATATGAATGCTACGCTTAGTGGAGCTTTAGGTCCCCTTGTAGCAAAAGCTTCATTTAATCTTGCTATTCCTGCTGGTGCTGGATTGGGGTTTGGCGCAAATCTTAATTTAGGTCCTATAAGTTTATCTTTAAATAATAGTTCAGGTAATAAGGCTACAGTTTCAGCTGCCATTAATGCTCAGGCGCTTTTGGGACAGACAATACCTACTAGTATAAGTTTAAGATCAGTTGGTGAACATATGACAGTAGGTGTTAATATGGCAACATCAATGATTAATGGAACATATATTGGTGGTAGTAATTCTATTGCATTAAAAAGTTTACCAGCAGCAGAAGGAAGAGGTAATGCTGGTGGTACATCCGGTGAAGCTTCAATGAGTGGGATTCCTGTAAAGACACCTGCTAATCCTCATACGACATATGGTCCTAACAACTGGATAAATCCAAATACAGGGCTGTCAGTTCCTCCTCCAGCGAATGGGCTTATAGCGTTGGCCCACGATGGTATGGCTACAACAACACCAAATGGTACTAATCCTAAATCTAAAAATACTCCTTTTTTTGATCCATCTCAACCGGGTCTTATGGATACTGCTTATTCTGCTGGTTATGCAGCTGCAGGCTTTACAGATTCAATGATTGATGCTGCTGGTGTTAGGCCTGATGGTCCAGGTACTTCTTTTTAGGAGATAATATAAATGGGATTACCAGTATTACCAACACATAGACACACTGATGAAAGGGCTTGTAGCGCTACAACAGGTACTGCAATGAATCAAGATACTGTATTTGCAAATAATTTACTTGTAGCTTCACATGGAGATATATGTACAGACGGTGCCGGAGCACTAAATGCAAATGCTGATAATGTTTATGTACATAATATATTAGTAGTTGGTCATCTCGCAACAGCTGCGGCTGATGCTTTATGTATACCTATAGGAGGTCCTCATTGTGGACCATCTACAACAGAAGGGTCGCCTGATGTGTTTGTAGGAAGTTAAAATTTTAGGAGAAAATAAAATGTTTGTAAATTTGAAAGAACAATTGAAAAATAAAGATGTTATATTAGGTGCGGTAATGGTAGTAAGTGGTGGTTCATTGGTAGTATCTGAACTGTTAATAAGTGGAATAGGTTTGATTGTATATGGTTTGTATCAGGCTTATGGAGAGAAAGAGAAACCAACTGAACAACATCATCATCATCACCACCATAACAAAACACAAAGAAAGAAGGTAATAAAGAAAAAAAATGGCTAAGAAAGCAAAAGGACTATTAACCTCAAGAATAGAATCGGTTAGAAAGAGAACTTCTATTGGAGATTCTCCAAGGTCTAGACCAAAGAATAAAAACAAAAAAAGAACTTGGAAAAAGTATAGAGGCCAAGGTAAATAGATAAATATTAGATATGCCTATAACAACATACAATGCAGGATTCGATGATGACGAATCTGTAAATAATAGTTCTAGAAGTAATTTCGTTTATAAGGATTTGAATTTGTTTTTCACAAAGAATCCTGTTTCTGGAGATATTTCTATAGTTTCAGATATTCAGGATATTAAACGTGCTGTTCGTAATATAGTTTTATTAAATACCTGGGATAAACCTTTTCATCCAGAAATAGGTACTAACGTTAGAGCTGCATTGTTTGAGAATTTTACACCTCCAGTTATTGTAAATTTAAGAAATAAAATAATTAGAGCTATAGAAAGATGGGAACCTAGAGTAAAAGTGCATAAGGTTGGTTTTGCAGACCCCGGTTTTCATAGAATGGATAATAACACTTTAGGTATAAAAATAGAATTTGTAATAATAAATGCCCCGGCCACAGTAGAAGCCGTCGAGGTTCTTTTAAAGAGAGTAAGATAAAATGGCCGGATTAACAACAAAAGGAAAAATGGAAATCACTGGATTAGATTTTGATGATATTAAATCTAATCTAAAAACCTATTTAAAGGGACAGTCAAATTTTACTGACTATGATTTTGAAGGTTCTGGTATGAATATTTTGTTAGATGTTTTAGCCTACAATACTCACTATAATGCATTTTATACAAATATGTTGGCTAATGAAATGTTCCTAGATACTGCACAGAAAAGAAACTCTGTGACTTCTCATGCTAAGGCTTTGGGATATACACCAACATCAGTAAAAGCTCCTACTGCTAACATCAAGATAGAAATTAATGATGCAAATACTTCAACAGTAACTTTACCAGAGGGTTATGTTTTCTCCACTGCTATTAATGGAGTGGATTATCAATTTGTTAATATAGAAGATAGAACAGTTAACCCAATAGCAGGACAATATGTATTTGGATCGGCATCTGGTATTCCAATTTACGAAGGTACTTGGACAACAACAGAATATACAGTAAACACATCTGATGTAGACCAACGATATATTATACCAAATAAAAATGCTGATCTTTCTAGTTTAAAAGTTTTAATACAAAATAGTTCATCGGATCCTTTAACATTAACATATACTAAAGCAGATTCTTTAGTTAGTATTAAATCAGACACAACAACATATTTTTGCCAAGAGACTGTAGATAATAATTGGGAGATTTATTTTGGGGACGATGTGGTTGGTAGAGCTCTTGAGGATGGCAATATTGTAATTTTGAAATATATAATTACAAATGTTACAGAGGCTAATGGGGCTAATGTGTTTTCACCATCAGCTAGTATTAGTGGGTTTCATAATATTACAATAACAACTATGAGTGTTTCTTCTGGAGGTGCAACTAAAGAAAATGATGAATCTATTAAATATAATGCACCATTCAGTTATGCTGCACAGAACAGAGCTGTTACTGCAAAAGATTATGCGGTGATAGTTCCAAAAATATATCCTAATGTAGAATCTATAGCGGTGTGGGGTGGAGAGTTTGCTAGTCCAGCTGTTTATGGTAAAGTGTTTATTAGTATTAAAACAAAGTCGGGTTATAATTTAACAGAAGGTGCAAAATTAGATATTATTACACAGTTACAAAATTATAATGTTGCATCTATTACTCCAGTAGTACTGGCTCCAGAAATAACAAAGATTATACCTAATGTTAATTTTAAATTTAATGATTCTGTAACAGATAAAAGTTCAGAAGATATTAGTACAATTATTAAAACTAATATTAAAAATTGGTCAAATAATAATTTAGAAAAACACGAAGCGTTATTTAGATATTCTCCTTTTGTGCAATTGGTAGATGAAGCTGATACTGCTATTCTTTCTAACATTTCAACTATCACTATGAGCAAAGTTTTTAAGCCGGCTATTGGTTCAGCTTCTCAATATACAATAGAATTTAATAATGCTTTCTACCATCCTTATGAAGGATATTTGGATGCTTCATCTGGTATAGAATCTAGTGGAGTTGTATCTTCAACTCCCTTTACCTTTACAGGAGATACTAATAACTATTATTTAGAAGATGATGGAAAAGGAAATTTAAACGCATTTTATATTTCAAGTAGCAATAAAGTTTATAAAGCGTCACCAATAGGAACAGTAGATTACGGACTTGGAAAAATAGTTATAACAAAAGAGAATTTTGGTTCTGTTATAACTTATGACGGATTAACACAAACAGAAATTCGCATTACAACAAAACCATCATCTAATGATATTGTGCCTGTAAGAAACCAAGTATTAGAAATAGACAATATTAATATATATGTTTCAGGAAAAACTGATATTATAGCTGCAGGTTCTTCTGATGGCGGCACACAATACTCCACAACAACCTCTTATAATTAATGGCAACTTTAAAAAATAAAATTTCTGTTCATGTACCTAGTATGGTTCCCGAGTTTGTGTCGGGCGACCATCCTATATTTGTGGAATTTTTAAAGACGTATTATGAATTTTTGGAATCAGCAGAACTTACATTAGTAAATTTAGGTTCTAAAGGTGCTCTTTTAACTGAAGAAGGTTCTACTAATCTTTTACTTTTAGAGGATAAAAACTTCTATAGAACAGATCAGTCAAATAGAATTCTTGCAGAAGATACTCCAAATGGAGCTTTTGTAAATACTGAAACCATTATTGGTCAAACTTCTAAAGCAACAGCAGTTATTAAAGTTGAAGATATAAACTCCAATTCTCGTTTGTTTATATCTTCACAAAATAAATTTGTTTTGGGAGAACAAATTGTAGGCCAGAGTTCTGGTGCAACTGGGTTTATAACAAACTATACAGCTAACCCGGTACAAAATGTACAAGACCTTTTAGAGTATAGTGATGTTGATGAAACTATAGATTCTTTCTTTATACAATTTAAAGATTCTTTTATGAGAAGCATACCCAAAAAATTAATTACGGGTTTGGATCATAAAACACTTTTGAAACATATTAAAGACCTTTATAGAGCCAAAGGTACTAAATTGGGTCATAAACTATTCTTTAGAATTCTTTTGGGAGAAGAAGTTGAAATTGAGTACCCAACAAAAAATCTATATAGGGTTTCTGATGGTGTTTGGTCTGAAGATACTATAGTAACAGTAATACAAAAAAATGATTTGTTGGTTGGTGAAAATTCTTATCTTGCTATAGAAGAGCTTTTAGAATTTGAAGATGGCACTAATATTGTGTTAGAGGATACTGTAACAGGTTTAGCTGATTTCTCACAACTTGTAGGACAGGTAATAACACAAGCTTCAGCAGACGGTACTAATGCTGTTGTTGATACACTATTTAAATATAATTTTGGCGGAGAATTTGTTACAGAATTAGTTTTAAATAGTGAAAGCGTTGAAGGAACATTTTTGCCTGGTAGAACAATTAGAGGTTTAAGTAATATTGACCAAACAACAGAAATAGAAGCTAAAGTTGTTCCAATTGCAAAAGATGCTGGTTTAAATCATCCTGATTTTCAGACAAGTGAATATTATGATATAGAAGATAAGGTTACAATAACTTCTAACACTGGTGATTTTGGTACAGCTAGAATTAGTGAACTTTCAACAGGAACTATAAAAGATGTTGTTGTTGATAATGGAGGTTCTGGATATGTAGGTGGTGAACTTATAACTGTTAATAACACAAATACAAATGGTATTAACCTTGCTGCTAGAGTATCAATTGTTAATGGGGGATTTGGTGCAGAGGATGATAGTCTTACTGGCAATTTTAGATCCTCTTTAGAAAATGAAGTTGGAGAATTTCTTTCTGAAACGTCTGAATTTTCTTATGAAATTCCAACAGGAACATTTGATATAGGAGAAACGATAACGGGTCTTGATTCTGGAGCTACAGGTGATGTTGTTAGAAATCAATTAGATGTTAAAGTAGTACAATATAATAAAACTGGAGTTTCTTCTTTTGCTATTGGAGAAACTGTAAGAGGTTCTGTTAATGGATATACTGTTAAAGTAATAATAGATACAGAAAACATATACATGGCCTATGAAGATGATTTGGGAATGTCCAGTACAGATAGATTTATATTGGAAGATGAAACTTTAAGAGGTGATAGTTATACCGGTGATGCTATGGTTCAAGAAATTGGAACAGGTACAGGAGATATTACAGATATTAGAGTAACTTCCCAGGGATTTGGTTATACATCATTACCGACACTATCACTACCAAGTGGTTCTGGATTAGTTAAAGCTATAGGTACAAATGTCGGTAATATTGCTGGCATACAAATGGTTATGCACGGTTCACATTATACCAATGATGATATATTATTTCAAGCTAATACTAATATATTGTGTACTGATGTTTCTGGAATTTTTACTTTTGAAGAAACACTAAGAGGATTAACTTCAGGTTCTACTGCTAAAATTCTTTCTCAAAATAATGATATAGGTGTTTTTAAAGTTAGCTGGTTGGGTGCTAGATCATTTGATGTGGGGGAAACAATAGAAGGAGATTCTTCTGGAAAAACAGCTACAGTACATTCCTTTAAAAGAACTAACCTACCAGGATCTACAGGAACACTAGTTAAGAAATCTGGTCGTTATATTTCAGATAAAGGTTTTATAAGTGAAGCCAGTAAAAAGATTCAAGACAGTTACTATTGGCAAGACTTTTCATATGTTGTAAAAGCTTCACAATCTATTGTTCAGTGGAGAGATGACTTGTTATCTACAGTACACCCAGCCGGTTGGGCTGTATTTGGACAAGTAGATATTGCCAGTAAAATTAAATCTACTGCTAAAATTGCTAGTATTTCGGAAACTGCTGTTGTTGCTTTGGGTGCATTGTATAAAGTTGTCTTTGCTAATATTATTGGTAGACGTTTGGGCACTACGGACCAAATTCCACTTAACCCAAATCCAATGTTGCCCGCAAATGAACCTTCAGGCGAACCTTACTATGCTACTAGACTAGAGGTCTCTGGTACAGGAATATTTGGTGAAGTAGATATTATCACAGGTAGTTCTTCAGGCGCTACAGGACAGATTGTAACAGACCTGGTAGACGATTCTGGACAAAGGACTATAACGTATAGGCCGGATACTGGAATCTTCACCACGGCTGATACAATAACAGGTGTGCCTAGTGGAACAACGGCCACAGTAATGAATGTATATGGATTGGAAGGTGAGAGAGATGTCACGTTAAGACATGAGATGTATATTAGGATACACACTCAGAGAACTACTGATAACGGACTTTTCTATGGCTTCAGTCCTAATTATGGAAGTGGAGATGCTTACAAATTTGCACCAAGTCAAGAAACATCCCATGCAGAATCTTTTACATTTAGAGGACACCCAGTGTATAGATTCTTAATGCCTTTGGCAACATTACCAAGTAATATTAATGCTAGTGTAGAAACTTTTATAATTAGTAATACTACTGGTTTCCCAAGTGTGGGTACAGTGCTGATAGGTAACGAATATCTAGATTATATTAGTGCTGTTGGTGGTGTGTTGGATTGTAGTGGAGCAGGAACTAGAGGTGCAATGAGTTCGACTGCGGCTCCTCATTCATCAGGAGATAGCGTATATGTTGTACAGTGGGTGCCTAAACAAGATACTACTACTGGGTATAGAATTAAAGATTGGGTGAAAGACCAATATGGACAAGATATAACTTTGGATAATCTTATCAATCATCCAGAATACAAAAATAATATTAGTCCTCCAAGCGAAGTAATGATTTATAAGTCCTAATAAGTCTTATAAATAATAGAGATACTATAATCAGGAAAAAATGCTATGGCAGCTATAATTACAAATAACTTTAGACTTAATAATGCTGAACAGTTCCACGAATCATTTAGTGAAACTGCTTCTACAAAATATTACCTTTTTGTGGGTAGGCACCAACCCTATTCAGCATCAACAGGAGGTGGAACAGATGCTTCTCCTCCAACCCCTTTAGACAACGTTAATGATGAACGTATGTATTTTAGGGATATGTTTGCCGCAAAACGCATAACAGCTAGTGCCATATCTTTTGCGATTACTCGACATAATTGGGTAACGGGTACTGTATATGATATGTACAGAGGAGATTATGGCGAAACGGTTAACGCTGCAGTAATAAGAACAGTTAATGGTAGTATAGATCCATTTGCAGCCACTTCAAGGATGTGGGTTTTAAATTCTGAAAATAACGTTTATAAATGTTTGTGGAACGATGGTGGTACTGCATCTACACAAGAACCTTCCGGCACAGGTACTGCTGAACTATCTACTGCGGATGGTTATGTGTGGAAATATATGTATACATTAACCACTACAGAAATTACAGATTTTCTAACAACAGACTTTATGCCAGTACATACAGATAGCACAGTATCAGCTGTTGCTGTACAGGGAGAAATCAGACACTATATTATTGCTAATGGTGGTGCGGGTTATAACAACGGCACTTATACTTCTCAGATAGTTAAAGGTGATGGAACAACAAATGCAACATTTAATGTTACAGTAAGTGGTAACTCTGTTACATCAATAGTACCAGTTGATGCTGGTTCAGGATATACTTTTGCAGATTTATCTATAGATGAAATTAGTGGTGTTGGGTCACCATCAACAAGTGCAGTTATAGTTCCAATGATTTCTCCAAAAGGAGGTCATGGTTCTGATGCAACTAAAGAATTGGGTGGATTCTTTGTAATTACAAATACATCAATTGCAGGTACCGCTGGTTCTGGAGACTTTATTGTAGACCAGGATTTTAGACGAATTGGTTTAGTAAGAAATCCTTATAACTATGGAAGTGTGACTGTTTCTACATCTGATACTTTAAGTGGTTTAAAAAGTATGACATTAAAAACTTCACCAACACCTGGATCATTTGTTATAGACGAAGTAATTGCTGGAGGAACATCAGGCGCTAGAGGAGTTGTTGTACATTGGGATTCAACAAGTAGAGTTTTAAAGTATGCACAAACACAGTGGACTGGAGTATCAACAACCATTGGTGTTGGTTTTGGTAATCTAGTAGAGTTCCAAACAAATGAAAGTATTACATCAACAAGTTCTGCTACGGGAGATATAGATACTCTCGCATCTCCAGAAATTGATTTTTATTCTGGTGATGTAATATATGTTGAAAATAGAGCACCCATTACTAGGGCTGCAGACCAAACAGAAAACATAAAGTTAATCATAGAATTTTAGAGTATAAAATATGCCAGCCAAAACTGATTTTAATGTAACTCCTTATTGGGACGATTTTGCAGATACTGATAATTTTTATCGTATTTTATTTCGTCCAGGATTTGCTGTACAGGCAAGAGAATTAACACAACTACAAACAATTCTACAAAACCAAATAGAACAATTTGGTAACCATGTCTTTAAAGAAGGCACTATTGTTATACCAGGCAGTGTTGGTTATGATGATAAGTATTTTGCTGTTAGGTTGCAAGCGTCATCTACAGGAATTGGTGCAGGAACAGTTAGTGATTATATTGACCAATATGTGGGTTCTATTATTACAGGTGCAACATCTGGAATTACCGCACAGGTTATAAACTATTCAAAAGCAGATTCTACCACAGATGAACCAGATACGTTGTTTGTAAAGTATTTGGGTTCGAGCACAGTTGATAATTCACAAATAACTTTTTCTGATGGTGAATATATCACTGCTAATAAAGTTATTTCTTCTCACACTTCTGGAACTGCATCTGCACAATTAGAAGCTACCAGTGCAACCTTTACAGGTAGTGCTGTTACAGTATTAGAAGGTATATATTTTATTCGTGGTTTTATGGTAAAGAATACTTTGCAGACTGTTATACTGGACAAGTATTCTACTAATGTTAGTTTTCGTGTTGGTTGGGAGATAGCCGAAACATTAGTTACACCTGAAGCAGATTCTGAACTTGTTGACAATGCACAAGGCACAACTAACTATGCGGCTAAAGGAGCCCATAGATTTCAGATAAGTCTTACTCTTACGAAGAAAGCTTTAACGGATACAGCTGATTCTAATTTTGTAGAATTGGCTAGAGTAGAAGAAGGTAAAATTGTAAAACGGCTTAAGTATACAGAGTATAGTATAGTTGCTGATATGATTGCTAGACGAACTAATGACGAGTCTGGAAATTATATAGTAAATCATTTTGATATTGAATCTAGAGAACATTTTAATGATGGAACTAATAGAGGCATTTACACAACTACACAAGGCGGATTAGAATCTAAAATTGCTTTGGTTGTTGGATCGGGTAAAGCTTATGTGGATGGATATGAAATAGACATTCAAGCACCCACCATTGTGGAGATGGATAAATCTAGAACAACACAAAATGTTCAAAATGATTCTATACCTTTTAATATGGGTAACTATGTAAAAGTACAAAATGTTTTTAATCAACCAGACCTTACAGAAGATGGTTCTATTTTAGACCCATTTAAGGAAGTAAAATTATATGACCAACGAACAGTAACTAGAGGAACACCTTCTGGTGCTTGGACTGGTTATGCTAGATCAAGAGCTTTTGAATATAATACTGGAACTATAGGAACACATACTGGTGCTACTGCAGCAGTATTTTATCATTATCTTTTTGATCTTACTATGTTCCATACTGTTACAGTTTCTACTAATTCAACACTATCAGCTCATGCAGTAGTAACAGGTTCAAGTAGTGGTGCTACGGGTGTGGTTGTTGCTGCTATTTCGGGCGCAACAGAATTTCAACTTATGCAAGTAACAGGTGATTTTTTACCTGGCGAAAATTTTACTAGTAGTGTCACATCAGATAATGCTATAGGCACAATAGTATCCACATCAAGCAAAAGTTTCTCTAAAGATGTAAGGTCGCTCTTTATGGATACATCTACAGGTTTAGATTATACTGCTGATGTTAATATGGATCAAATTGGAACATTAGGTGGCCAAGTTACTTATTCTGGAAGTGGTACAACTATTACTGGTAATAATACAGAGTTTAGTGGTGATTTGGTTGTTGGTGATATTGTTGCTTTCCCAAGTGGTGTAGCTGCTGCTCAAGAGGAAAGACGAGTTGTTACTAAAACAGGTAATACTGGAATTGAAATAGATTCAGCTTTAAGTAATGCTCTTACTTCTTCATCAATGAAAAGGTTGAGAGGAAAAATTGCTGAAGAAGAAGAAACTGTACTAGTTTATAAAATGCCCAAAACCGATGTTAAGACATTATTGGATATTGGTCTTAATACAGATACAAATTATTCTTACAGAAAACAATTTAGAACAACATCAACAGCTGCTGGTGTAGCTACATTTACTTTGGCTGCAGGAGAATCGTGGGCATCTCCTTCTTTGGGAAGAAATTTCACATTAACTGTGGTTGATTCTTCACCAAGTGGTTCAGCACTCCAAGGAGATGTTGTAGATATTTCATCGACAGCTACAGGTTCTGGAACAATTACTTTAGAAATTGCTGATGCGACTGTTATGGGTCCAAATACAGATGTGGAATTGATGGCCACTATAAATGCTTCACAAGCTACCCATAGAACTAAAGCCGCACAGAAGATGACAGAAAAAGTTATTGCTGCTGCATATCCAGATATTTATGGAGAAAGAGTTGGTGATAAAGAACTTTCACTATCATATGCAGACGTTCACAAGTTACACGCTGTATATGAATCAACAGCTATTGGTACAACACCAGTAACTCCAACATTAACGATTACAGATGCTACTGGAGTATTAATTGCAGGAGAACTTATTACAGGTAGCAATAGTGATGCTATAGGTCGTATTATTTCTCTTGTTGCTGGAGTGATGAAGTATGTTGGTATTTCTGGAACATTTACTACACTAGATATAATTACTGGTGGCACTACAGCATATACAGCTAAAGTGACAGAGACCACTGTTGGTGATAGAAATATACTTACTAGTTTTTTGTTAGACACAGGCCAACGAGATTCCTATTATGATATTGGTAGACTAGTTAGAAAACCAAATGCACAAACGCCGGCCGGACAATTACTAGCGGTGTTTGATTATTTTACACATGGTACAGGTGATTATTTTTCTGTTGACTCTTATACAGGTCAAGTAGACTATGGAAATATTCCTAGATATGTTGCTTCTAAAGTAGACCCAGAATCTAGAGCTCCTGTTGGTCAATATGAATTAAGAGATGCATTAGATTTTAGACCAAGAGTAAAAGATCAACCACAAGCTGGATCACTTACATCTAGTCCTTTTGCTTTCATAATGAAGAATTTTGAAGATGCTGGATCAGTAAATGGTAACATGGTAGAACCAGATGGAAACATAACATTGGATTATGACTTCTATCTCGGCCGTAGAGATTTGTTATTACTTGATAGAAATGGAAATTTTTCATTACAATCAGGAATACCTGGAGAAACTCCTCCATTTCCATCAATAGATAATCTCAATATGTTAATTGCTAGATTGGAAATTTTACCATATACATATGATCCTACAGACATACACGTTGAGTATATTAATAATAAAGGTTATACAATGAAAGACATTGGCAAACTTGAAAGGAGAATTGCCAAACTAGAATATTCAACAACACTTGGTCTGTTAGAAAGAGAAACAGATTCTTATATGATTTTGGATGCTGATGGACTTAATAGATTTAAGTCTGGATTTATAGTTGATAATTTTTATGGTCATAATGTAGGGAATATTATGCATGAAGATTATTCCGTTTCTGTTGATCCAGGTAAAGGTCACTTACGTCCTGTAGGTGTACAACAGTTTGTGGACCTTATTGAAGAAAATACCACAGATACAGCTAGAACAAGTGACCACTATATAAAAACAGGAGATTTAATTACTCTTCCTTATTCTGAAATAGTACAGACAGAACAAATTTATGCAAGTAGAGTTGAGAGTGTTAACCCATATAGTGTTATTGAATGGGTTGGACATTTAAGACTAGAACCAGAAACAGATGTGTGGATGGCAGATGATAGAATTCCATCACTAACGATTAATGTTGAAGGTAACTACGAACAGTTGTTACGAGAAGCTAGAGAAGCTGGTGCTTTAGGTACTATTTGGAATTCCTGGAATGATACGTGGACAGGTGCCACTGTACAGTCAGGAGGTGGAGGTAGTAGACGAGAAACAAATGCAAATGGTAGTGGAGGTGCAAGAAACCTTATTAGGGATATAACCTGGGATGCTACCTTTTCTACTACGGTGGGACAGGCAAGAACAGGAACAGAAACACGATTAGTAGAACGTATTGATAATATTTCTGCTGGAGATCGTGTAACTAATATTGAAATTGTTCCTTGGATGCGAGCAAGAGATGTAAACTTTAGTGTTACCAATTTAAAACCCAGTACACGGGTTTATGCTTTCTTTGATAAAGTGGATGTTAATATAGATGTTAAACCAAGAGGCATAAATGCTGTTAATACAATACTGACGGGTAATTTAGCTAAAACAGATACAACAGTTAGTGTTACATCTACAACAGGTTTTCCAAATACAGGTACTATAGGAATTGGAGATACTACAGAGATCAATCCTTTTGGTATAGGCTTTGTACAACAGGAACAGATGACATATACTGGTAAAACTGCTACAACATTTACTGGTGTAACAAGAAATACAGGTAATCAATATGATGAGCCACAAAACTGGTTAGCAGGTGCAACTCCGGTAAGTAATCAGACTTATGGAACAGCAATGGTTACAGATGAATTAGGAAGATTGGAAGGACGTTTTAAAGTACCCAATACCGATACAAAAAGATTCCGAGTTGGCCGTAGAATGTTTCGATTAACTGATAGTGATACTAATAGTCAGATTGGAGGATTTGTTAATACTTCAGCAGAAACTACTTACTTGGCCATAGGTCATAAACAGACTAAACAGGAACTTATTCTTGCTACTAGAAATGGACAGATAGGTACTGCAGCTGTACAAGAAGCTAGAACTGTTCAAAGACAATCTGGTGGAGGAGAAAATGTTGGTGCTTGGTTTGATCCATTAGCACAAACAATTATGTGTGAAAAGACTGGTGGTATTTTCCTGAGCAGTTGTGATTTATACTTTTCACATAAAGATGATACCTTACCTGTATGGATGGAAGTTAGAACAGTTAAGAATGGATATCCTTCACAGGAAATTTTGCCATTCTCCAAAACATCTTTAGAATCTTCTGAGGTAGGTGTGAATCCTACAGATGGAACAACTGCTACAAAATTTAGTTTTAATGGACTTGTTTATTTACAAGAAGGACAGGAGTATGCTCTTGTAGTTGCTTCACACTCTCCAAATTATAAAGTATGGATATCTAGATTGGGAGAATTGGATATTGGTGGTTCAAGAGCTATTTCTACACAACCAACACTGGGTTCATTGTTCAAGTCACAGAACGCTTCTACATGGACTGCATCACAATATGAAGATTTAAAATTCACATTAAGACGAGCTAAATTCGATATTACCAAAAACGCTACTGTTGTAGTTCATAATGTAGAAATGACAGAAGATGTTGATGATGGTAATGGATTAATTCCAACTCTACCTAACAATCCAATAGAGTCGTTAGAAGGTGTTACAGCAACAGCTACTGCTGCACAGGGTGGTGGTGTGGTTACAGCCATAACAGTGGTTGGTGGTGGTACAGAATATACTTCAGCTCCTACAGTAACAATAACTGGGGGTGGTGCTACTACAGATGCAACAGCTACTGCAACAATTGTTGGCGGAGTTGTGACTGCTATAACAGTAGATACTGGAGGTGCAGGCTACACATCGGATCCAACTGTAAGTATTACTGTACCTACAGCAATACAAAAGGTTAAGATTAATTTCTTGAACCATGGAAATACAGATGTTGATAGTAACGTTATAATTGCTGGGGTTAAATCTGATATTGGCAATACAGCATTAAATGGTTCTTTATCGACTGGAGATGTTACTGCTACTTGTGATGATGTAAGTAATTTCCCGACAACAGGTACAGTAAGGATTGATAATGAACTTATTACTTATACTGGTAAGAATGGTACAACAGAATTGACAGGTTTAACAAGAGGTACAGTTAATGGTGATGGTACTAATACTACCGCAGATACACATGATAATGATAGTATTGTAGCACTTTATTTGTTTGCTGGTATTCCGTTAATAGATATTAATAAAACTCACACGGCTCTTTCTGATATAGAAGTGGATTCTTTTACTATAATAACTTCAGCAGGTGCAACAGCAACGGTGGCTGCTGGTGGTGATAATGTTAAAATAACGAAAAACGTTATTGCTGATGTTATGCATCCTATTATACAAACTATGGAGTTGCCTAATACAAAGGTAACATCTGCTGTTCAAGTTACAAGTGCTAGAAGTGTTAGTTCTACAACACAAAATGCTTACTCTAGGTTGTCAACATCCAATGCTATAGACATTCCTCTAAACGCTGATTACTATTGGGATTATCCAAAACTTATAGCTTCACAAATTAACGAAACAAATGAATTGTCTGGTAATAAGTCTTATAGAAATACAATGACATTAAATTCAACACAAGATCATTTAAGTCCTGTTATAGATACTCAAAGAATGGGAGTTATTTGTGTAAGCTCAAGATTAAATAAGATAGATACGAAAGCGGATATAGGAGCTTTAAGTAATTTTAAAGATGTTACAGAAGCTCAGGGAGATAATAATGTTGCTATTTATGTTACAAAGAAAATTTCATTAGCTAATGGTGCTACTGCTCTTAAAGTATATTTTGATGCTATTAATATGTCAGAATCTACTATTAAGGTACTATATAAAATACAACGGGCTGATGCTTCTGTTCCGTTTGAAGATATGGGTTGGACATATTTTAATACTGATGGTTCTCCAGATAAGGCAGTACCTGTTTCAAAAAATAGAAGTGACTTTAAGGAGTATACTTATTTTGATGGTAAGAAGGAAAATGGTTTGGGAGAATCTTTAGATGAATTTACATCTTTTGCTGTTAAAATAGTAATGCAAGGAACTAATAGTGCTTTGCCTCCTGTTCTTAAAGATTTTAGAGCAATAGCGTTGGCGACATAATGGACGTAGTAGAAGGAAGAACGGATATTGTAAGAGACCCGAATTCTAGAGCTATTATTAATATAGATGCTAATTCTCATCAGGCTGCTGTGAGTTCTAATAAAGCTCGACAGATAGCTAAGGAAGAATTAAGAAATAATACTAATGACATAAATACCATTAAAGAAGAAATATCAGAAATTAAAACTATGTTAAGGACGTTAGTAGATGACAGATAGAAACGCAACGTTGGCCAATACTGTAGAAGATTGGAGACAAACATATAATCTTTCTTCTCAAGATGTAGGAGAAATATCAAATTTAAATATTTTGTTTGATGAAACTCCTACAGATTTAGTAGAAGCAGCTAATAACAAAATTGACAAAGGCGAACTGTTAAAGTGGATCTTTGTTATGACAAACGATGTAGAGTAGAATTATGGCAGACAGAAACGTAAACGACACAGATACTTTTGCTACTTGGAGAGATGCTTACAACTCGACAGCTGTAGATATTGGAGACATAACAAATTTAAATATAGAATTTAATGGTACTCCTACCGATTTGGTAGAGAGTGTTAATTCTAAAGTTACTAGAAAGATGTCTATAGCTTTGGCTGTAGCGTTAGGATAAAAGGTAAAAATTATGGCAAATGAATTTAAAAACGCAACTGCACAAAATATTGCAGTAGATTCTGGAACGTATACAACACTGTATACAACACCAGCAAGTAAAACTACTGTTCTTTTGGAACTTGATATTGCTAACACTCATGCTTCTAGTGATATTACGGTGACCGTAAAGTTAGATAGTATTTTTCTAGTTAAGGCTGCACCAGTACCTTTCGGTGGTACACTAAAAGCAGTGTCGGGACAGAAAGTAGTTTTGGAAGAAAATGAAGTACTCACAGTCGCTGCTAGTGTTGCTAGTTCAGCTGATGCAATATGTTCACTATTAGAGGACGTTAATTAATGCCTGCAGGTTATTTAGGAACGGGCCCGGCTGACCGAGACCCGACAAATGATTCTATTGCAGATGGTATAGTAACGGTAACAAAGTTATCGGGAGCTATAGCTGCTGGATCATATACTACATCAGAAAGAGATGCCTTGTCACCAAGTAATGGTTGGATAGTTTATAATTCTACAGATAATAAATTCCAAGGATACGCTAATGGTGCATGGGTAGACCTACATTAAAGAGATTGAACTATGTCAACAGAAAGTTATATAGGAAAATCTCCAGTTTATGGGATCTTCCAAAAGCAAGACTTCACAGCTAGTGGTACAGGCAGTCAAACAGTATCTTTAAATTATGCTGCAGGTGATACTCACCAACTATTGATAGTTGTTGCGGGTGCAGTATTACAACCAGTAACGGACTATACTCTAGATGATATAGGCACAACACTTACAATAAGTGCAACCTCTACTGGTGTCTCTTGGATTATTTGGTTAGGTCATAGAATATCTGGACCTAAAATGACTAAAGCTAGTATTGATGAACTAGCAGCTTTGGGTGGACCTCCTGTTTCTCAGGATCAATTTGTTATCTATGATACAAGTGATGATTTATTAAAGAAAGTTAGTTATGCAAATATAGAATCTGGTATTAACCCAACACTAGCAGGAGATGTTGCTGGTGGTCTTGCTTCAAATGTTATTCAACCAGATACAGTAACATATGATAAGATGCAAGATATAGTAACAGCTAATCGTGTACTTGGTGCAGTAACGTCTGGCACAATAATTGAAACTCAAATACAAACCGCTATGATAGCTGATGATGCAGTAGACCAAACAAAACTTACTGCGGTTGTTGCATTAGATATTAGAGATTCCTCAGGCTCGGTATTGGAGACCATTTATGGGGCAGGTTCATAATGTCTGGTCAAAGTTATTGGGGACAAGGTCCACAGTATGGAGTAATCCATAAACAAGACTTTACAGCTGATGGTTCTGGTTCACAACTATTAATTCTAAAATATACAACTAGAGATACTGCTGAATTATTGGTTTGTGTCGATGGTCAGGTAATGCAACCAGGTGTTGATTTTGTTTTAGATAGGGATCCTGGTTCTTTTATAGTTAAACGAATAACTATAAAATCTGCGAGAACAGGCAGTTCTGAAATACGTTGGTTAGAAACTTTAAGAACTAATCCCGGTTGGGCTAAATCTCAAGTAACTGACCAAACTCCTTTATCAGCACAACCCGATAATGATGATGATATGGCACTATCAGATTATGATGGTGGTGATGTTTGTAATAAGGTAACATATGGTAATTTCTTATCGGGCATAAATCCTCCTGTATCGGGTGACGTGGGCGGTACTGTTTTAGCAACAGTTATACAACCAGATGTTGTAACGTATGATAAAATGCAAGATGTTGTTACTGCTGGCAGAGTCCTTGGTGCAACAACGTCAGGTACAGTAGCCGAGATACAAGTACCTCTAGAAGCATTTGCCGATGATGCAGTAGACTCTACTAAACTAAAAGATGTTAATGACTTAATTGTATATGATGCAGCTGGTTCTGTTTTGTTTACAATGTATGGGGCAGGTTCATAATGATACGGATTCCTCTTTATATTGATGAAACATCAAATAACAATTTAAGGCAACTAACGCCAGCACAGATAGACTCTATTGTTGATTATGCCACTAAGCAGTATGGTAATGATCCTTCTGTTACTTTACGAGTAGTTTCTACGGGTGGTAGTTTAGACTCACAAACAGATACAAGACTACAGGCGGGATCATCTGCATCTAGTGCTTCGGCTTTTCCTGCTGAAGGAACAGTTTCTGATACTAGCGATATTACTGTACAGTATCAACGTATGATAGAGGACTTGTCCGGGCCTGGCGCTTCGGTTCCGGTTGATACAAATAATGTTGAATATCCTTTATATTGGAACGATAGTGTAAGAATCATATTGGAAGATGATATGGGTTATGTTCTACACCAAGATGATGACCATGTACAACAAGAACAAATAGACAACCCAACATTACAATCCATGTCAACACAGGATATGTTAGACACGTTTATATACCCCGCTATAGATAAACTTGTATTGGGTTCTATTGGTGATGAACAGAATGGTACATACCATATCAATACTGCAAATAGTGGTGTTGCAGGTTCTACTTTGGTTGATGCTACGCCTGTCTATATAGATACTAGAGCGGATGCATCAGCATATGCAGCAGCTAACATTCCAGAAACTAGAGATCAACCCAGTACTGTTGAATCATTCTATCTCTGGAGAATAGATGAAGCAACACAAACCATTACAGAATATCCATGTCATACTAATGTTGATGGTACAGATATTCAAGAATATGGTATTACTTTTCATACCGATTTACAAAATCTTATAAAGTGGTGTGCTGTTAATGATGTAAATGGATATAAACTCAGATACAATATAAACATTGGTGGGGCTAATAGAGGTTCTGGTATGACCGATACAAAATTGAATAGTCAGACCTACGCTACCCATCAAGTGGGACCAGATGACTATAGAGCACAAAAGTTTCCTTCTGGTTCACCAACTACATTAGGCACGTATTATCTAAAGATAAATAAAGCATAGTGAGGAGAAAATTATATCATGGCTTTGTTCAGCGATAAGATTGAAACAGCATACTACATTAATCCAGAAAAGACTGATGTAGAAATTATCTATACCCAAGGCGACAAGCATATTGCTTATGCTATTCAGGTTGATTTCGAGCACCCAGATTTTAAAGATTTACTTGAAGAAGTAAGTTTAGACCAGCTTGATAAGAATACCAATCAACGTCTAAAACAACAATCAGAAACATTCGGCAACGCAGTTAACCATGCTGTGTCTGTTTATATGGAAACTGAATTCAAAGAAAGAAAAGAACAGATAGAAAAAGACCTTGATGAGTTTAAAGACAATTGGATTAAAGAACGTGAAAGATATTATACAGAAATATATGGTGAGTCTTTAGAAGAACAATATAAAATTTTAGAAAAAGAAAAAAAAGAAATAGCTAAAGAGTGGAAGAAATTAAAAAAGAAATGGGATGAAATTGATAAGGCTTGGACTCATGCTAAACAAACAGAAGAAAAAATGAAAGTGGTGTGGACTGAAACAGACAAATCTCATAAGGGTTTGGAAAAGGAACACAAAACCACTATGAAAAAATTAGAAGAAGTTGCTAGCAATTTTGAAGATTTTTTGAAAGAACAATCTGAAAAATTTAAACAAACATTTGAATCTGATCCTAACGTGAGTAAAGACGAAATAGAAGAACAGTATCGACAAATGGTAGAACATTATAAAGAATTAAAAAGTAATGCTGAAGATTTAAAAAATAATATTGGTTTTAATTATCCCAGTTATGTTGAGGATCTTTTAAAAAGAACTACATCACAAGTGATACAAGGTCGAGAGGCTTCTGATGTAGCAAATGATATTGTTAAGGATATTATACAAAGTAATACTGTTGCTGCTTTAGCTGCACATAAAAAAATTGATTCTAACCTTTTAGAAGTTGTTATGGATAATGAATCTGAAGCTGCTAAAGAAGAATTGTTTAAATTAAAATTGGCTATTTTTGAAATGGAAAAAGTGAAGAAGAATAAAAATAAAGAACAAAAAGCCAAGATAAGAAAAGCTCCAAACAAACTTAAAGTACTTGTAGAATTTGATAAATTGAATGTATAATGTTTATTGTGTTAAGTGGGGTGATAAGTATAACCGAGATTTTGTAACACGTTTAAAAGATAACGTAGAATCTAATACCACATTAGATATAAAATTTTGGTGTTATACTGACCAGCCAGAAAGTGAATATGATATACCTGTTAAGTATCCTTACTTGAGAGGTGTATGGCATAAACTAGCTCTTTTAGAATTTACTGGGCCATCTATCTTTTTTGATTTAGATATTGAGATAAAAAAGAATATAGATTTCTTGTTTACAGATTTTCAAGAATTTACTTTAATAGATTCTTCAAGATGGAAATCAAAACGGTGTGATGAACTTCATGTAGCTACTGTGTTTGATAAAGATATTTTTCGTTTTAGATTGTACAATGATACTAGAATTAATAGTTCTTTTATGAGATGGTGGAGTTCTGAATCTATTTTTAAACAGTTTATGTCCAATCGTGATACCTATTTGCGGTTGTATAAAGGCATAGATGGTTTTATCTATAATGAAAATGTATCTTATAAACTTTTAAAAGATATTCATGTTGCTAGTTGGCAACAAGAAGAACCAAATGACGAAGCACCTATATTTTTATGGAACCAACGTTATGATTGATTTTGAAAATACAAAAGCATTACAAGAATTAATAAGAAAATATCCAGGTAGAGTATTGGATTATCTTAATAGTTGTAATGAAACACAATGGCTAAGTAAGAGATGGTTAGCAGAAGAACTTAACTTGTATCTTTATAAACATGGTAAACGTGATGGTTCTTATATCATTGCTTTGTTGGGTGGGTGGTATGGTTTATTAGCCCATATTCTTATAGAGGAATTAGGAGTTGAAATAAAACTAATAGAGTCTTTTGATATGGATTATATGACAAAGAAAGTAGGAAAAATACTACATGGAGTGGGATCCGACAAAGGATTTCAACCGTTGGATAAAGATATTATTAAATTTCGTATAAAAGATGTTGCTGAAATAAATTTTGATGATTCTTATGATATAATTATAAACACATCAACAGAACATATGGAACAAGAAATAGTAAATCATACAATAGATACAGCTGAGTCTGGAACTATATTTATTTTTCAGAGCAATAATTTCTTTGGTTTGCAAGAACATATAAACTGTTCGGAATCAGAAGAAGAATTTAATGATAGATACCATTGGCACTTTGATGAATATGTTTCTTTGACAAAACCGTGGCCCACTTCTATGGGAGACCATGAAAGATATATGTCATTTGGAATTAAAAAATGAAACGGGTTGTCTTTTCTGTTTATATAGATTTATCTGAGTATGATGATGAACCGTGGGGTAAAGATTACTTTCCTAAAATCAAAGAGTACCATGATATTATACGGCATAATCAGGAAGATTATGCATGGAAGTGTGATGCTAATTATGTTATAATACAACGTGACGCTCCATGGTATGATGAATTTTATCAGAAATTAAAAAACATAGATCCAGAAGTAACACATTACCAAACAATCAATAATTTTAAGATACTATGTTTAGATAAACTCAAATATGATTATGACGAAATACTATATTTAGATTCTGATGTTCTGGTAAATACTGATGAAAATATTTTTGAGGAGTTTGATTTGTCCAATGGCATATGTTTAGCACCGCAGAATGCTACGGGCCTGGATGAAATGAGAGAAAAGTATTTGTATAAAACTCAAGAACGTAATTTTTTAGCAACATATAAACCATCATCTAGATCGCCGTTAATGAAATATGCTATTACAAAAGAATTGTTAAATAATGATATGGACCCAGAGATATGGAATACTGGGATAATAGCTATCAATAGAGATCATGTAAATAAATTAGATTATTTTGGAGATTACTTTTGGCCGATGTGTAAAGATATAGTATGGAAAAGAACGGTAGCTAAATATGGAAAAAATGATCTTAGAGAAAGTTTCAGTATAAACAATGAATCTATAATGTCATACCTAACCTATAGTAAAAATATAAATGTTCACATTATGGATGATAACTGGCATCACATATATGACCAAGAAAGGATAGGTGATCTCAATCCTTTAGCACGCATGATTCATGTTATCAATAAAAGGTTTGAAGATGTATTGTGACTTATCAAATACTTTCACAGAGTAGGACGGGAACTCACTATCTTTATACTTACACTAAAGGAGATATACATATTGGAGAATACTTTTTACCACATTTGCGTGTGACTAAACTAGGTGTTACCGATGAAGAAATGTGGACTTGGCTTAGAAATGAAAAGAGTATGGGAAACCATCATCCAATTATAGTTAATATTCTAGATCAATTTGTAGCAGATGATCCTGATTTTATTGAAAAATTAATACGACATTTTAGAGGATACCACATACTAACTATTAAAAGAAACCCTTGGGATATGTTTATAAGTCATCGGTATGCGAATCAAACAAATACATTTCTCAACTACACGGGTAAAGAAATTATTATTCCTGATGATTTTAAAATAATAGTTGATGATGTTTCGGTGATGAAGTTTATTGACGATTTTAAAAAAAAGGTAGATTTAATCAATACTATTTTGGAAGAACAAGTACATACTATTTTACAATATGAAGATTTAAATGAAACTTATTTGAATAAATTTTTTAGTGTCGATACACCTCATAGTAATTTTGAACCGATGAATATAAATTATGAAAAGTATATAGAAGATGTTGACCAGTGGAAAGTTTTTTTTGAGAATAAATTAAATGGATAATAAAACTAATATTATTTCGATTACGGACATCATAGAAAACAAAGTTCGGAAACAAAAGGAACTGGAAGGTTATGAAATTCAACTAGAAGATTTAATAAGAAAGAAGTTTTGGATTGAAAAAGAAATACATATGGCAGAATTTATTATTGCTGCAGTCCAAAGTGAAATTACTCCTCAACAATTTATTAAACATTTAATAGAAGCTGAATTGGAAAGACCAGATGAATAAATTAGTTTATAGTCTTTACATAGATATTCCTCCTGGTGAGATTGATGAACAGAAACCTTACTCTTGGGATACTATTAATAAAAGTGAACGTACTCGATTAGAGTTAAAGAAGTATGCTAATAAGTTATCTGCAGCTCATCTAGAGTATGCTAAAGCTATTGGAGCAGACTATATTCTATTTGGAGATGATAAAGAGTATAGAGAATTTTATGATTGGTTGCATAAACTTCAACCAACAATGTCTCATTATGACATTTTAAATTTTTATAAGATTTGGTTGTTTGTAGAAACAGCAAAGAAGTATGAAAAGGTTTTGTATTTGGACTTTGACGTAATACCAAATACCACAGAAGATTTTTTTGATGTTTGGAATGTGGAAGATACTGTTTGTTTAGCAGATTCGGAACAAGACGCTCGTTTTAATTTAATGATTGGTAGAATGGACTCACATGACAATAGAAATCCTATCTCCAAATATTGGAATGCTCATGCTATGTTAGCTTATAGAGAATACGAAACTTTGGATGTTAGGGCTTGGAATACAGCAATCATGGGTGGCACAAAAGATGCTATAGCTAAGTTACATTACTTTGATGACTTTGAAAATTTGATGGAGTATATGAAAGAACTCCAAGAAGATGAATATAGTATGTACCCTATAGACATAAGACAAAACTTTGGTTTCGATAATGAAACTGTTTTTGGATATAGAGTTATTGAGAATAATGTACCAATATCTCTTTTAGATTATTATTGGCACGCTAGAGTTTTAAAAATAGATGTAGAATTAAATCCAGATGTTAAATTATACCACATGATTAATAAACGTTTTAGTATGTATTGGAAAGATTAATGAAAATAATAATAGTTAGAATAGGTGATAAGTATGGTCCTGAATATGAGACCTACCTAGAGAAAAAGTTATCGGATTACGAAATCATTTGGATACGAGTACCTATACAAGATGATGTATGGCTTCAATGGAATAAAATGATAGGCATGAATATAGATACCAATGAACCTATCTGTGTTATGGACATTGATATTCTTTTGGTGAATGACTATAAAGAAGTGTTTGAGTATCCAATAGAACATGGCCAATTTCTTGCTATGCCTGGTTGGTGGGGTGGAGCTCTTAAAGGTGACTATAAGATTAACGGTGGATTTTTTAAGTACTATCCAAAAGAGTGTAAGTATATTTGGGAAGAATTTATGTCAGATCCCATGAAGTGGCAAAGACACTATATTAAAAATGGTACAACTGTGGGGCCTGTAAATGGTGAACAGTATTTTGTGGAAGATCAAGTTAAGAAACGTCTAGAGTTGATTACTTTACCAGACGAATGGTTTACTAGATGGAATGCTCATGTTGACTTTTCAGCCTACGGGCCCGCAGGCAGTAACTCTTGGATGTGGCAAGAGAGTATTACTAAAAAATGGAATGATGTTACTGGCTACGATCACATTTATCTAGGTGGAGAATTTTTCCCACTTATTAAAATGGTACACTTCACACGATCCGAAAATAGACCACACGATTGGAAAGATTATCATTTATTTATTTGACTATTACATTTGTTATTATACGGTCATGTTCATCAACTACCAACTCCTTACAACGTCTTTGACAGCTAGATGGAGCATTTTCTGGATCAGTTACCAATACTTTAAAAAAGTTTATCCATTCATCAGAAAATAAAATTTCTTCTATAGTATCTACATTCTCTATTTTTAAATGATCTTGAAATAAATCTTTTATATCTTCAGTTTCTTTAATTCTAATAGCTGATGGATCTTGCCAACAACAAGGAAGAAGATATCCAAGTGATGAATGACCTAATTGTTTTGGTCCATGTCTAGCCAAACTTTCTGGTTTAAGTTTATCTAATTTTTCTATACATTTTGGACGTAATTTTTCTATAAGATTTTTTTCTCCAAAAGAATCTTCTTGTTTAGGTTTTAAATGTATGGTTTGTTTATTCCACCTTGTAGATCGTAACTCTACAAACCAAACACCAATATCGGTAGCCATTTGTCTGGCTTCATCTACATGATTTTCATTATAATCAAAAATTATATATTGCCACAAAGTATCTAATCCCATTTCAGCACATAACTTCATTCTTTCAAATTCCTTTATACCATCTTGATTAACTCTATACTTATGGCTTTCTTCTGGAAGACCATCTATACCAAATATCCATCTTGCCTTTGGATTTGCTTCATAACATTTTTTATGCCAAGATAAAGGTTTGTGAGAAGCAGCAGTGGCCACTCTGGCCTCGGTTCCTTTTTCATAAGTAAGTTTTAAAAATTCAGGAAATTTTGGATGTAATATAGGATCTGATATTTGGCCACAAAAATTTACACAAACAAAAAATTCTATGATTTTTTTAAAACATTCTATAGACATTCTTTCGCCGGGTACTTTTATTTTATAATCATTATATTGTTTTCTAGCACAACCACTACATTTTAAAGTACACTTACTGTGTATATCTAAATTTATTTTATCTCTAGATAGTGCAGCATACATTTTTTCTTCATAGGTGGCCATGATAAATATTTATACTATGAATTATGACATGAGGACAGTGGAGTTTAAAGATACATTACCATTGATAGAGTTATTACATCCTGGCAGAGAACATAAAAAATATGCAAAAATGAGTTACAAAAAAGATGCAAAGTGGACTTTATCTGACGATGAAGTAAAGGTAACATTCTTTGGAGTGTATATAGGATTTAAACTTTGCGGTACTCTCAGTGTATATTTAACTCCTAATAACCTATATCGTGTTCGATCATTTTATGTTTTGTCAGAATATAGACGCAAAGGTTTTGGCAAATTGTTATTGGATCAAACAATACAAACAGCAAAAGATTTAGGTGGCGATGGTGTGTGGGGTTATCCTAACGAAGCAGTACTGCCTTTATATATTCGAGCTGGATTTACTAAAGAGTCTGAATTTGAACAGGCTGATTGGGGAGTAAATTGTTATGTCTTTCGTGAATTATAGAAATACATTTGTATGGGGTTATAATGATATTCCATTTTCATTTCGTGAAAAGGATAGTGATGAATTTTTTGTAAGGTATGGAAGATTAACTAGAGAACCATTACCTTGGCGTGAAGAATGTATAGCAACAGCAAAACTTATATATGATGAAGCTAACGGAGAAATACCCACTATCTATTTTAGTGGAGGTATGGACTCTGCTGTAGTAGCAGAATCATTTAGATTATCGGGTGTGCCTTTTAAAATAGTTATTATTAGATTGACTGATTCTTGGAATTGGCATGATATGAAATTTGCTGTAGAGTGGTGTGATGAATATAATATAGAACCACTTATTCTAGATTTAGATTATATGAAATTTTTAGAAAATGAAGCATGGGATATTGGATCGTTAATACAATCTTGGACTCCTCAATTTTGTATTCTTCCATGGGCAATGGAACTAGTTGATGGTTTTCCTGTAATTGGATATGGAGAAGCTGATTTAAATAGAAATAAAAAAATAGCAACCAAATCTTGGAATATAGATACAGAAATATTAAGATGTCAAGAACGATATTTGAGACATAAAAATAGAAATGGTGCTGGGTCGTTTTTTAAATATACACCAGAGTTAAAGACTAGTCAATTTTTAGATTGGGAAACAATTAAATTTGCTAATAACATAGAACATACTGATGTTGCCATGCAGTATAATAAAAATGAAATGTACATATCACATTTCCCTAATTTAAAACCACGTCCTAGAATTGTAAGTTGGTGCCGTAAAGGAAGATGGTATACAGACTATACTGGATTTGAATATATCCCAAAACCAGAGATGCAGTTGGAACATGAACTGCGAACCGAATTCCAAGCGCATTGGGGAAATGTTCAAGAACTTTGGACAGATTATGATGAACAAGTGAAAACTTTAACAATAGGGTATGAACACTTATATGAAAATTTCCAGAATAAACGAATTGATTGATTGGTTGGATAAAAATCCAATTGGTCTATCTTGGATGTCACCACAAACAGAAGTAAGGCCATCATTAATTCCTAATGCAGGCAATGGTAGATTTGCTATAGAAGATATAGGTGCTGGAGAAACAGTTGTATTAGCAGGTGGTATAGTACTTACAGTTGAAGAATATAACGCTGTTAAATCAAGATGGAACTTTGCAACTGGTGTTCAGATTGATCCTAATCATATGTTATTACAAATGGGTACGGATAAATATGCCGCTACTATCAATCATACTTGTAAACCTAATTGCTATGTTAGTGGACAAATGTGTATTAAAACACTAACAAATATTAAAAAGGATGAGGAACTATCTGTAGACTATGGTACTATACATGACGATGATGTTCTGCAATTTGAAAATTGTCAATGTGGATTTGTTGAATGTAGAACATATGTTACTGGTAAAGATTGGCTCTCATCAGATTTTCAGAAAGCTAACCGATTTACTTTACATTTATTTGAAAAAATAAAAGGTACTAACGACCAAGCTAAACTAGAACAGTTTAAAAGATTACAGAAAATAGATTTAAATAAATCAGAGTTATTAAAAAAAGAATACGAGGCCCTAATCAATGATTGATATATTATATAGTAATCCATGTTCATATACCTCTTTTGAATATCTACCATATATACATGGAATTCTTAAAGGGTCTGTTGATGATGTTCCTGGTTTGGGTGATGAAGTTAATTGGTATAAACCGATATACTATAGGAAGAACCATATTAAATTATCTAGATATGATTTAAAAAATCTAAACATTTTTGCTTGTTCTGTTTATACCTGGAACAGGGAAACTAATTATAATCTAGCAGCCGAAATAAAAAAAGAAAACCCGAATTGTCTTGTCGTTGTAGGAGGACCAGAACCTTATTACAGAGACATAGAGTTTTTCTATAAAAATCCACAAATAGATATTGTTGTTAAACATGAAGGTGAGTATTCCTTTCCTAGAATAGTTGAAGAAGTTGTATTAGGCACTATGGATTTTGAGGATATTCCTGGATTGGTTTTAAAGAATGGTGGTGATACTGGTATGCCAATATTAAAAAAAGAGTTTACTAAATCATATTTCCATGATTATGCTGAAGAATTTATGGAACTTGCACATGATAGTAAAAAGTTTTGTCATAGTTCAGACAATACTGCTCTCATGTTAGAAAGTGATAGGGGTTGTCCATTTGGTTGTACATTCTGTGATTGGGGTAGTGCTACTCTACAAAAAATTAGAAAGATTCCTTTAGAAGTGGTGTATAAAGATATAGAGTTTGCTGGGGAAGCTGGCATTGGATTCATAGATGTTATTAATGCTAACTTTGGAATTTTTCCTAGAGATATAGACATAACATCCAAGATGGCAGAAGTTAAAGAAAGGAGTGGTTACCCACCAAGAATTTTTTTACAACACACTAAAACTAAATTGGACTATACAAAAGAAATATTAAAAATTGCTAGGGACGCTGAGATGTTAACCACTTGTGTATTACCTTTACAATCAACATCCGATGTTGTATTAAAAGCTATTGACCGGAAAAATATTCCTCATAAAGAACTAATTAAATTAGCAAAAGAAACTGGTAATCACAATATACCTATTGAATCTTGTTTTATAATGGGACTGCCAGGAGATAATTATGATAGATGGCAACAAAACTTTTTTGATGTAATGAATGAAGGTATACTAGAAAACTTTATAGTATTTCATTTCCAAATTTTACCAAATTCACCAGCCAATGAACCAGCTTATAAAAAGAAATGGCAGATAGAAACAATAGAACGACACCCACAACAACGACGCCGAAAGAAAGATAATCCAAAAGAGGTAACCTCGTCAGGCGAATTTGTTATATCTACTTCTACATATAGTAGATTAGATTATATAGATATATATAATTTTTCAGCTATGATAAGAAGTTTTCATGGATTTGGATTTACACGATACATTTCGATTTATTTAAAGCTCACACACAATATATCATATGAAGATTTTTATAGAGATTTTCATAATAACTTTTTTATGAATCCAAAATATCCCACAGTATATTCTATATATTCAAAAATAAATGAACATATCAATAACTTTATATTTGATTTGGAAAATGATTGGTTTTGGGAATATGAAGTTGAAGAAGTGCCAACATTAAAACCTATGTACGATGTTGAAGAATATATTACAATTTTATTGTTACTTAACTTTGCAGAATATAGAAAAGAATTAAAACAATATATGCGAAATACTTATGACGTAAAAAACTTATATAGTATAATGAAATTTAATCTAGATTTAATAGTAACCCCGGATTACGATTATACTAAAGGGTTTGTATTTACCATGGAACATGATTGGCAAGAGTATTTTAAAGTAGCAAAATCTAATTGGTGGAGCGAACCAATGGATGAACCTGAGAGAATAAAGGTTTCTAAAGACATATTGCAAACGACAGGCAATCATGCATCTACGTTATCTAAATTTAAATGGTTAGATTATAGTGGAGACAAACGAACTGAAACATATATTAGAGATGTAATAGCAACAACATTTAAAAGAGGAGATCCATTGTTATTTGATATGTTTAAATAGTATTTTTAATTTTGGTTCTTTCTTACGAGATTGTCTATCTGGTGGCCATCCATTGTGACGTTCAGCTGAACTGGCCGGCATTACTATTATAAGTTTCTTTCCTACACGCCTACTTTGTTTTAATTTTTGTGACATGAAAGTATTTATAAATAAACCAGTGGATAAGATGGTTTTTTGTATAAATAGATATATAATAACCATAGAGGGTAATTTATGCCTCAAGTAATCAAGGTAAAACGTAACGAAATTGCTAGTACCCCTCCTGGTACTGGTGATTTAGAAGTTGGCGAAATTGCAATCAATACCGCTGACCAAAAACTCTATATTAAAGATAGTAGTAATAACATCAAGGAAGTCGGTGGTGCGGTTGGTGTCACACTCCATGATGTAACACAAGCAAACAATTCAACTTCAAATGATATACATTTAGATGGTTCAAATATAGTGTTTGAAGGTTCAACACCTGATGCGGCAGAGCTAACACTTACTGTCCAAGATCCAGATGTTGATAGAGTATTAACCTTACCTAATGCAGATGGAACATTAGCTACTGATGGAGACATAATAGCATTTGCTATTGCGTTATAATATATGGCAAGTAATTTTAAAAACGCAGGTGCGGCAGTAGCACAGATAGATAACAGTACAGCGGATATCTATACTTGTCCAGCAAGTCCGACATCTTCTAGAGCTATATTGCACGCTGTTTATATTTCAAATTTAGATTTATCAAGTGTGGGTAATGTTGATGTTAAAGTAACAGTAGATGGTGGTACAACGTTTAGACATATAGGTAAATCTTTAGAGATTGCAGCTCAAAATACTTTGATACTGGATAAGCCAGTTAATTTGGGGGCTGGGGATAAAATAAGAGTTGTTGGAGATGTCAACCACCTAGAATGTTTTTTAAGTGTATTGGAGGTTAGCTAATGCCGATGCTAATTAGTGCTGCGGCTCGAGATGAGAGCCGAGAAAAAGATATTACGGATGAATATGCACTTCATGTTTTGCATAGAGATGATACGGGATTGCTTACATATAAGAAAGTTTACTTTAATGGTACAGATGCAATTTCGATAAATAGTGGGGAAGGATATGCGTTCGGCGGTATAGAAGAATTAGAAACAAATACGGACGCAGGCAATAATAATATAAACGAATCACAATATGGCCTATATGAGTCAGGAAGATTACAACATCAGACAAATTCTGGTGATAGGGCTTATGAACAAATGAGATTTGATAAGAACAAATTAACATACTTTTTGAACAGTGATGGAAATATCGTAGCTCGATATCAACATAACTTTACATATGCCGCTGCTCAAGACGGCGCTACAGAAAACTGGATAGGATAAAACAATGGCAGATTTTGTATTAGGAAGACTAAGATTCCATTTTAAAGGCGACTGGGTTACCGGTACTGTATACATCAAAGACGATTGTGTAAAGTACGGTGGTAACGTTTATGTCGTAAAAGAGAACCATACCGCCAACGCGGACTTTTATGTAGACCTTGCCGCTAGTAAAACTGAAAAGTTTACAAGTGGTCAAGAATTTAAAGGCGCTTGGGGTGGAACAACGTATTACAAAGTAGATGAAGTAGTATCTTGGGGTGGTAAGAATTATATTTGTAATACTGGTCATACATCACAGGCTAGTCTATATGACGATACAGCAAAATGGACAGAGTATAACTCTGGTTTTGCATGGAAAGGTAACTATGCAAATGCTACCGCATATAAACTTAATGATGTAGTTAAGTATGGTCCCTCAACTTACATTTGTACAACACAACATACTGGTGGAGCCACATTAACAGATGCTAACTGGGCACTATTTGCTTCAGGTTTAGAATTTGAAGATTCGTGGGTAGTGGGCTCAAACTACCAACAGGGTGATGTTGTAACCTACGGCGGTTATAACTATGTTGCGATAAGACAGAATATTGGTGTTGTTCCTTATAACAATACCCTAGATTGGGATATTTTATCTACAGGATTTAAACAGAAAGGTGCATATAACAACGCTACGGCTTATAATCCGGGCGATTTAGTAATCTACGGTGGCCACTCTTTTGCCGCCAAGATTGATACTACAGGTAATGCACCAGACTCGACGACACATTGGGAACTCGTTGTAGAAGGCTTGACATGGAAAGATGCATGGTCCAATGCTACAGTATATAGTCCTGGTGATGTTGTCGGTCACATTGCTAATTCATATCGTTGTAAATTAACTCACACCTCTGCATCTGCAACCAATGATCCAGTAACAGATGCCGCTGGCGTATATTGGGACCTAGTTGCTGAAGGTGATTCTGCGGCAGTATTATCCACACGGGGTGATATACTCTCCAGAAATGCTACTGCTAACTTTCGTTTGCCGATAGGTCCTTCAGGACAAGTACTTAAAGTTAATGCTGAGGGTCTTGATCCTGAATGGGGATATTCGGGCGTTGTTCCTAACATATTTTATGTTAGCAAAAACGGCTTAGATGATACCCAAACTGGACGAGGAACTTCTTTAGACAAACCTTGGCTTACGATTAAGTATGCCCTAGTACGATTAGAAGCGGCTGCACAATGTAATCCTTTAACATTCCTTACAACAACAGGTGCAACATACGAACCTACATCTGGTGTTATGGAATTGACTGTAGGATCACATAGTATACTTGCTGGTTCTTACATTACAATGGACTCAGGCGCTGTAACATTTACTTGTGCTCAAGATAGTCATGCTTCAAACCATTCATATCCGAGATCAACTGATCCGCATTATAATAAACCTATCGCTGTTGATGCCGTATCGGCAACAACAATTACAATAAATGTCGGTGTTGCACCTATTACTCATGCACATACATTTGTTAGTGCTACTTCAAATGCTATTAAGGGTGGTGTTCCAGCATATGCACACGCCTTGTTGAGCGCTAATAAAGAGTGGTTGAAAGATGAAATGGTTGCTTATGCTGCACAGCAAGTTGCTATTAACGCATCTACCTCAGGTTCAATCTGGTACGGATTTACATACGATGTCGCCAAGTGCGAAAGAGACATTGGTTATATGATTGATGCTCTAGACCACGATATGACTTATGGTGGTAACTGTTGGATTCGAGCTTTTACTCATATGTTCTGGGCGAATGATACATACGTCGGCGGCCCAAGTGGTGATACATATAAGGGTGGCGGCGCTACTGCAAATAACAATGCTCGACAGGTCGAGGTTGATATTCATAATAAATTAAGAGATGTTATTAATAATTACATCTTTACAAATTCAGCTTATAGTTCATTACAGTCACCAGTAATTACTACACAGACAACGACTGGTAATAATGCTGAGGGTGCGGCTGATGAATTCATCACCGCTCATGTGTTGATTGAAACAAATGCTTTGGTAAGTAATTTAAGTACATTGCCTGCCCGATCATTGCCAATCATGCCGAGTCGTACTTTGTTTATCAAGTCAGGTACATATGACGAACAGTTACCCATGGCAATACCAGAAGGTGTTGCTGTTATGGGTGATGAGATGAGAAGTGTTACAGTCAGGCCTGGACCAGGAACTTCTGACGATAGTACAACACCTAACAACCGTTCTGATATGTTCCAGATGACCGAAAAGACTACTATTCGTGGCGTGTCCATGAATGGTCTTATCGGTCAGTTGGCTTCTGCTTCATCTGATGGTCTACAACGACCGACAGAAACAGCAGGCGCTACAAGGTCTGGTGTTGCTGTTGCTCTTAATCCAAACGGACTTGTTTATCTACAGTCACCGTTTGTTCAGAACGCAGTACACGTTAGTTATTCGGGCGCTGTAGGTATTAAAGTCGATGGTGGATTACAACCCATGGGTTATGATTCTATTCTTTCTAATGACTTCACACAAATATGTGACGATGGTGTTGGCGTATGGATGAAAAATGCTGGTAGATCAGAAATTGTTTCTGTATTTACATACTACTGTCACATGGGTTACCTTGCAGATTCGGGTGGTACAATTCGAGCTGCAAACTGTAATAACTCATACGGAGAATACGGAGCTGTATCTTCTGGTGTAGACCCACTTGAAGTACCTGCAACAGGTACTGTTAATAACTTAAGCCAACAGGCTGTAGTGGGACGAGTACTTGCAGGACATAATACTGCAGGCACAGGTGCTATACAGAGAATCGAATTTGAATACGCTGGTAATAATTATAACCATGGCGTTGGCGCTACACTAGGTACTTTTGGTGCGGCTCACGCTTCACGAACTCAAGGTTCTTATGTTGCTTGTACTCAAGACGCTACAACAGGTTCTGGTACTGGCTTAATAGTTAATATAGATATTGGTAGTTCTGGTCAAGTAACGGCTCATCTCCTAATTAGTGGTGGTGATGCTCATGTCGCAGCTGATACAATTAGTATCAACGACTCTCAGTTGGGAGGCGGCGGTGCACCTGCACTAACATTTAATGTTGCTACTATAGAAACCGCTACAATCGCATTTTCGGGTGCAGGCGCTAGTGGGGCTGCTACACTTGCTATCAATGATGGTGGTGTTAGACACGTTGATGTTACAACAGTTGGTGAGAACCATATAACAACTACATCATCTGCTCAGACTGGTACTGCAACAACTATTACTCTTGCTCTGTCAGATACAAATGTAACTGGTTTCTATAATGGAATGAGATTGACTATTACCGATGGTACTGGTTGTGGTCAGACAGGCGTTATTCAGGCCCATAACGGATCAACTAAAGTCTGTACAATGGTTAATGAAGTTGCAAGTTCTGGTTGGGATTATTTTGGAGGCAGATCATCTGCTGAGACATCACTAAATGCCACAACGACTTATGAAATTGAACCACGAATTCATTTTACAGGCGGTGGTTCACCTACTAGAACTGCTTTGGCTAGAGTGTCGGTTAAATCATCGAAGATTCAGAAAATCTTTATTCTTGATACCGGAGCAGGATATAGTTCTGCACCAACAGCAATAATTACTGACCCCAATGCAACAACATTAGGAACTGCAACTCCTGTAATAGGTAATGGAGTAATTGGCCAATCAACTATTACTGTGGGTGGTACAGGATATAAGACTGCAACAACAACAGGAACCGTAAGTGGTGATGGTTATTCAAACATCAACCCAGTGGGTAACAGTTTTGTTGCTGATGGTCTATCTAAGGCACCTAAAGAAGGAGCTAGTTTTCAGTTTGCACATGACAGCAATACAAGTTACTTGGTTGTTGCAGCTACTAATTACCAGGGCCAGTCGAAGTTTACTCCGTCTGCGGCAACATATGATCCCATAACAGGTGTATTAGTATTGACTGTTGGAACACACACTTTGACAGTTGGTCAAACGATAGAGATTGTAAATAACAGTTTAACATTTACTTGTGCTCATGATAGTCATGGTAGTAACCATACATATCCAAGGGCCAGTGATCCTGCATCAGGAAAATCATTGTCCATCACAGCAATAGCTGCAACAACGCTTACTGTGAATGTTGGTGTATCATCGAATACAACAGCACACTTGTTTGTTAGTTCTACGGCCAATGCAGTTACAGGTGGTCTTGGACAGGCAACAATTCAGTGTTCGCCGCTTATAACAAAGTCATTAACTCCGCCTGACAATACAGCCATTACGTTTAGGGATAAGTACTCTAACATCAGAATGACTGGACATGACTTCTTGGATATTGGTACTGGTAGTTTTGCAGACACCAACTATCCGACTGAAGAACCATTACAGGCATCTGATGCTGACGATGAAGTTGTTGAGTTAGATCGTGGTAGAGTATTCTACACATCGACTGACCAAGATGGTAACTACAGAGTTGGTGACCTATTTAAAGTACATCAGGCCACAGGTAAGGCTACACTTAATGCTGAGAGTTTTGACCTTTCAGGTCTACAAGAATTGTCACTGGGATCTGTTGCTCTGGGAAGTTTTGGGGCTACAGTTTCAGAATTCTCAACAGATGGAACATTGTCAGGAAATTCAGATAATGCTCTTGTAACAGAGAAAGCAATTAGAACGTATGTTGAGACCCAGTTGGGTGGTGGTAGTAACAACTTGACAGTCAACGAAATTCTTGTTGGTCAGTTAAAACTACATAGTAATATTCTTATCACCACGGTTACAGACGGTGATTTGAAAGTGCAGACAAATGGAACTGGTAAGATTTTACTAGAAGCCCAGACACAAACTGCAATTGTGCCGACAGTTGATGCCGATATAGTTAATAAAACATATGCAGATAAGTATGACGCTCCTGCGGCTACTGCATTGGTTTATAATAGTGAGACAGGTGGATTGTCACACGTTGTATCCACAAACTATAATGTTCCATCACAAACAGCTACTTTCGGAAACGCTGCTTTCTGGTTTGCCGCTGGTGAAGCTGCCACATTAGAAATTGATGCTAATGGGCATCTACAAATGAACGTATCATAATAAAAGGATAGAGGACGAATAACGATGTCAGTCACAACAACAAATATAGGAAATTTGCATTTCAATTATAAGGGCGATTACAACGCTGGTACCGCTTATGTCATTGACGATGTAGTGCAGAGAGGAAACACTGATTTTGTTTGTGTTGCTCCAAGTACAGGTAACTTACCCTCTATTCCCAGGGAAGTTGATTATCTAGTTACTGTCGCTGCTGGTACAACATATCCAAGTGGATCAGGAAACACTTTCTTTCTTGCTGGTCAAGGTATGCAAAATGCGGCTGCTATAACTAACCCAGCATTAACTTTCAAACGGGGTGAACTTCATCATTTTAATCAAGATGATTCTACAAATGACGGACATCCGATGCTATTTGGAACAAACGGTAATGTTTCAGTAGCAGATTATGCAAAAGGAGTTCGTTACTATCTTGATGGTAGGTTGAAATCACAGGCACAGTACGAAAATGTTACAAACTTTAATGCTGCTACAACAAGACGAATAGAAATTAGTGTACATGATACTGCACCTGCAGGTGGATCACCTGCAGACCTTTGGTATCATTGTGGCGTCCACGGTACAGGCATGGGTAACGAAATTACAGTTACTAATGCTACAATGTACTGGCGAACTGTTAGAGAAAGTCTTGATTGGAAGGGAGCACACGTTAATACAGCAACCACACAGTACTATGTAAACGATGTAGTTCATATTGATGTTCCTTATGATAACACACTAGGTGGTTCACAGTTTTCTGGTGGTGATGCTACTGGAGGCTCAGGCTTCTTGATGCATGACCAGGTAAGAACAACAAAGGCGAATTACATTTGTGTACAGGATCATCAAGCTGATGGAACAAATACCACATTGCCTTGGAACAACAATGCTAACTGGGATCTAGTATCTTCTGATGAAGATTTTGATGACAGTGTTATTGCTTCTGATAAGGCACAAGGACAGATTGCAACATTTACTGGTGACTATATCGAAGCGATAGAACAACCTATGCATGAAACTGTCTTGGGTATGGATAACCCAACACGACGATTGGGTAATAACTATCAGAAATATGAGGCTCATAACTTTCCAACATTCATTGGTGGTCGTGGTAACATTATGGTCCAGGGTTCATCTTCTACGGGTCAGAATGCTCACAACCAAACTATGATGACAATGAGTAATGTAAACTTTCCATTTTTGGATTGGTACCGTTCTACAGATCATGGTGGAACAGGTGTACATAATACTCCAGATGGAAAAGCTCCTAAAGTTATTAAGTATCAGGTAGGTTACGAAACTGGTTTGGTCTTGATGAACAATGGCGAAGTGTATCACTGGGGTTATGGTGGACATGGACAGAATGGAGATGCGGCAAACTCAAGTAGAAGTTTTCCGCAACGAGTTGGTGGTACATATCAAGAAATTTATGACGCTACAAACACAGCAACACACGTTTGGAGAGATTTAAGAATGTCTGACATTCATCTTTCTAACTGGTCTAGTGAAGGTGATAGTACACACCACTGTGGTGCTATTGACGAGAATGGTGATGTTTGGATGTGGGGCTACAATGGTTACGGTCAGTTAGGAATTGGTAGTACAACTAACCATAATAGACCTCAGAAGATTAACAACGCTTTCTTTAACTTGCAGAAAATTAGAGATATGTGGATGTGTGGTGGTTCATATGGATCCAGTTATTTCTATACTGCACAGGGTAGAATTTACAGTTGCGGTTATAATGGTTACGGTCAGTTAGGAATTAATAGTACATCACAGGCTACAGCTCCATTACTTGCTATTGGTGAGGATGGTAGTGGCGCACATCTAGAATTGGGTGTGGGTGAAACTATTGTAAAATTCTGGTGTGATGAACGAGCTTCATATGGAAGGGCTTGTGCTCTTACATCTGCTGGGAAGATTTATACCACTGGATATAATGGTAGAGGTTGGGCTATGTCAGGAACGACAAGTCAACAGAATATATTTACTCAAGCTTCTTTGGGTTATGGTTCTGGTACAGGTACAGCTGCAAACTTCTGGTTAATTGGATGTGGCCAATATGGTTCCATATACGTTAAAGGCGATGATGGAAATATGCAGGCTTGTGGTAGTAATCAAAATTATCAATTATGTAACGGAAGTGCTTCAAACACAAACGCTCCGGTTATACCACAGTTTAGTGTAGGTGGCACAAACCTTGGTGTATCCATGAAAGACATTAAGGGTGTATGGGGCATGAGTGGTTATGATTATCATAATGTCTTTATCTTAACAAACGGTGGACATATGTTTGTGGGTGGAAGAAATAGTCGTGGTTCATCTTCAATGGGTTGGTCTGACACTTATGCTAATGCAAGTCAAGATAGACCAAACGGAATTGAAGATAGGAGTAATGGTTATGCCCAGATGCCTCGACTGATGAATGATTGTCAAGGACATATTAGAAGTATTAGGCCTTTTGGTTATACATCTAATGATACAACCAATCACTATTGGCGTTGTAGTATAATTACAGATAGAAACAGGTTCCTACATTGTGGGTACGAATCACATTATATGGATGGCGGCATGAGAAATAGCAGAGAAAACGTTATGTCTCCGCCACCTATTGGATAAAAATTTAAACAGGGAAAAAAGCAATGGCTAAAATTGATTTAGGAAAAATTAAACTCGCATTTGAAGGAGAATGGGATCCCAATATTACCTACGAATTGGACGATGTAGTTCAGTGGGGTGGTAAGTTGTGGATTAATACTCAGGGTTATCTCGCTAATGGGTTTGAAACATTCGCTCCGGGCGACAAAGGTCTAGGATATAAAAATCATAGAACTATATGGAACACACGGGAAAATATGGCCAAGGGTCGTTTAGAATCTGATATAGATATTAATGCATATCATTCTTTGACTGACGATGGCAATTTTCATTACAACCTCAAACCCGTAGAAAATAATTACGAGGTTGAAACAGAACTAGAAACCACTCAGCGATTTAAAATTGCTGGTGTTAGTGGTAATGCAATGAATTCTGAGAGTCTACCATACTTCTATGAGTGTGGTCATTTTAGTTTTTATCAGAACCACAGCACTAACCAAGGTTATGCTTTAGACTTCAGTTTAGCGGCTGATGGTACTCATGGTTCTGGAACAACTATTTGGAACAGTACTGTTGATTCGCCTTTAAAATATTACTTGAATAGAAAAGAAGTTACACAGACAGCTTATGTTGCTTCTATGGCAACAGCAACATTGTTTAACACAATGGCTAATAGGCATCGTCGTGTCGAGCTCCATGTCCCTGCTGGAGAAGAACGAGTTTATCCCTTTAGTGTTGCTACTGCTGATATGTGGTATGATAAAGGACTCATTATTGAACAAGGTTGGATAGGACATTCATATTGGGATCTAATGACAATGCCTGGTCTAACTTATCGAGGCGTATGGGAAGCAAGTAAACAGTATTATTGGGGTGATCTAGTTTCTTATAGACACCACACTGGTACAGGTGGTACACCACAAACAAACCTAAACGTGCCTGACCAACGTTCATATTCTACAGTTGGATTCTATAGGGCTTTGGCTGATACTAGCGGTACACCGCCGCAGACAAGTCAATCAATGGAAAGGACACGTTCAAAACTTATGTCAGTTGATATGGGTAAGACAGGTGGACATGGCGGACCATTGGTAGAGAGTGCTAAAGATACTACAAATACTTCTGGTATAGGAACTGCATTGGATCACCGAGGTGTTCCAGAAGAAAATCAAGGTTTCGATCAGAGATGGGAAAACCTTTCGGGTGGTAATACAAACCAACAGGCTACTATTTGGGCGAACAACATGGGCAGAATGAATTGGCCCTATAAGAACGTAAACAATAGTAACTTTGAAACCTATCGTTCACGTGCTATGATTGATAAGAACGGAACGGTATGGAATCTAGGACGGGGCCCAACTGCTGGCGCAGAAGCTTGGAATGGCCACACCGATGATGGAATTGGTTACTGGATGGAAATGGACTTCCAGTTCCGTGATTGGCATGAGTCAGAAGATAAGAACTGGTTTGGTGCTCACGATTCTGGCATTAAAGGTGGCGAATGGAGAGGAAGGCATACAAACCGAGTTGGTAAATTCCATACACCTAAATGTGTACAGATAGAAAGAGGTTGGGGTTTTCATTACTGGCTGTTTGATAATGGCGAAGTACACCATAAAGGTTATGGTGGCCACGGTCAGGCTGGTGGTGGACAATTCACAAATCATCCAGTTCCGCAACCCGTACAAAACTTGGAAGGTGTTCACATCATCAAGATTTCTACTGGTACTCAGCAAGAGACCGATACACATACTTGTATGGCTCTTGATGATAAGGGTCAGGTTTGGACATGGGGTTACAATGGTTACGGTCAGTTAGGAAATGGACGTACAGAAAGTTGGGGTGCTCCATATAAGATTCCTCAAGAATACTTTGAGAACAAACGAATAGTAGATATTGCTACTTGCGGAGACAACTATCAAGGTTGTTGGGCAAGAACAGCAGACGATCAACTCTATTGTTGGGGTAGTAATAACTCTGGTTGGTTCAATCAGAATAACACAACTGACTATTGGCGTCCTGTGAAGTGGGGTGGTGGATCTACTACACCGTGGGATCCTGTTGCTAATAATGGTATCGCCGCTTGGCAAATTGCTGGATATTCCAGTAACACATGTGTTTATATATTAGACGGCAACGGCTTTGTGTGGCATGGTGGCTATAACGGTTATGGTAACGCTAGTGGTGCGGATACAACTAACCATCAAGACAGTCCTACAAAAATGACAAGTCCGCCTAATGGTAATATTGTTGACATTTGGGGACAACACTTTAACTCTTACCACGGTTTGTGGATGAGAACTCAGAATGGTGATACTTACCATGCTGGATTTTCTGGAACTTATTATGCTTCTGGTGATGGTGGCACAGGCAATAACTATCCGCCTGTACTCATTGGTAAGATTAAGAACCTGAAAGAAGTTTATTATTGCGGTACGTATTCTGATGGCAATATGGGTTATTGGCTTACGGATGAAGGCGAATGCTTTACACAGGGTCGAAACAATTATAAAAGTTGTGCTAATCCTCATGCTGCCGATAACTGGACGGGTGAAGATGGAACTTATAAACCTTACCATGTTTATCAACCTGCTGGCACTAAGATTTCACATATTATACCACAAGGAGGTCATCAAGCTGCCAGTTGGTATGGTATGATGCCTTGGTTCATCACAGAAGATGGACAACAATTAGTAATCGGATTCAGTGGCCATAGTAGTAATGATGGAAACCATGCTGGTGGACATAATGATTGGACTTACAACAGTCACAATAATGGTCAAATGATTAACCCAGGCATAGGCCGATAACTATATAAATAGTACAACAAAACAAAATATTTTTTATAACGGAGATAAAATAAAATGGCAGCGAAAATTTATAGTCACAAGGCTACTGCCCTCAATAACGATTATGTGCAACCTGCGTATTCTGATGTAGCTGATACACCTGTTTTCTTGTTATCATATGATGACAAAGAGTTCTTTTCTTACGATGACAGTAATGTAACTGTAGTGGCGCCTCAGGGAGACTACGAAGTTAAAGTATATGATAAGGGAGTAGCAGACGATCAAGCAGTCCTTGATGCAGTCAAGGTTGAGGCAATGTCACAAGGTCAGTTAAGGCAGGAACTACAAGCAATGGAAGATGCTTTTATGACTGGCAAATCACAAGTTGAAATCCTGGCTGGTGTTTCTGCGGGAACAACGGCAATTGTTGATGGCTTGGCACAAGTAGAAACAGATAAAGCAGCTCACATTACAGCGCTTGGATTCTAAAACAAATTAAATTAAGGTAATAAGCAAATGGCTTTAGACACTAGTAAATTAAGACTTAATTGGAAATCTAGATGGCGACCTCGTAAAGCTTACAGCAAGAATGATGTTGTACAGTGGCACGGTAAGAGTTATCGTTGTATTAGGGACTGTCCTGTAGACTTTGTAATCTACAATGAGGGTACAGTTAATACAACTAACTATGCGTTTGAACATCCAGAAGCAGTCCAAAGAAGTTATCGTCCAGATAATAGAACTTACTGGGCACTACACATGAGAGGTGCACCTGATTGTGCGCTTTGGGACTACCATCGCCAATATGAGCCTGGTGAATTCTGTAAAGCAAATGGTAAATTTTACCAGTGTATTAAACAGACTAGGTTTAGAAATACTTGGGTTGAAGAATCAGAGTATTGGACAAAGGTATTTGAATCTCGTCGTGGCAGAGATGGTCGTCACGAAGTTATTACTTTTGCCGGCTTCGCCCCATTAGGTTGGAGATACAATATGGGTATTGATGCTAGGTCTTTCCAACATCAATGGTATCACGATTGTATGGCTCTTTGTTCCGATGGAACAGTAATGCATATTGGTGGAGATGATAACGGATCCAAATCTGGACTTGGAGAAAGTCAGATCGGTGGCCATGGTTATGGTAAACACAGATATACAGGATTTACATTCACAGATTGGTTGATGAGTTCTGATTGTTCCAGTTTTAATCCTAACACCTATACAGATGATAAAGGATTACCTACTCCTGATGGAGAATGTCCTCGTACTATGCAAATAGTAAATGGACATGATACTTCTTATTTCGTAATGAATAATGGTGAAGTTTATTCTGCAGGATATAATGGACATGGTCAGATGGGATCTTGGCATACAAGTTCCAGACCATGGACAGAAAGAGTCACAGCTAACGATACAACTGATTGGCTTGGTAATCCTACTAAAACTTTTAACCAAACGAAGATTGTTAAAGTTACTAATACTGGTTCTGCTACAGATACAGGTTCAACTTCAACCGGTGCTATCGGTGAAGATGGTTCTGTTTGGATGTGGGGATACAATAACGAAGGTCAACTTGGTTTTGGTAACCCACACGTTAAGAATGATGGCAACTGGTCAGGTACTACTTCTTTAGGTCCAGATGGTCTAGACTTTACAATGGGTACCAGAGAAGTTGTTGGTAACCAAACTGGAACATCTGTTTGGCCTTGGGGTTGGTATAGTTCACATTTTAATCGTCCTTTCCGGATTCCGCAATCAATGTTTGATGGTAAGATGATTATTGATATATGGTCCGGCGGTGCGACACAAGGTAGATTCTATGCAATGGATGAAGAAGGTTTCTTATGGTCCTGGGGTCACAACTATAACGGTGAATTAGGACTTGGTCATAGAAATGGTACATATCACACCTACAATCCAAGACGAGTTGGTATTGATTGGAATGACTATGGTGGAATCAAACAGTTTGCTGTCATGGATGGCAACACCTGGGGTTCAACATGGATCTTAACCAATGATGGTTGGCTATGGGCTTGTGGTTATGAAGATCAGAGTTACTGGCCAGGTTGGGCGCCGATTGGTTATCAAGGAGCTCACCAGTTTGGATCATTTAAGAAATTGAACTTCCGACCGAACGGAGATGTTGATGAGTTCTGGATCGGAGGTGATAACGAAGATGATTGGATCGCCATGCGACAGAAGAGTACAGGTGCTACTTGGGAAATGAATGGTGGCTATGCAAACGGTGGTAGAGGTAGTTCTGTCACAGCAAATAACTACTGGTATACTTCTGGTGGTATTCAGAATATGTTTACAATGATTAAAGGTCCACAACACGTTAAATGGGTTTCTGGATGGAACTCGGATCGTGGTGATGCTTCATACCAGTATAGTGACCCGATGTATTTGGATTATAATGGTTCTATATATTCTGGTGGTAGAGGCGAAGATGGTTATACTTCTCGATGGTTTCAACATGGTGGAAATGATACTGGTTGGAACAGTCATAACTGGCCGGCAACGTCCGATGCAGGATTTGAAGGCTTGAACTTTGAGAATAAGAGAAAGTCTTTTTGGCCGTCAGGTACTAGACTTGTTAATCTAATGGCTTTTGGTTCTGGACACTATCCCAATATGGCTTACCTAGATGATAGAGGTAAGGTCATGTGGGCTGGGTATGATAGAACTAACAGAAGTTGTTATCATTACAGTTGGTTCCAATGGAATAGAAATGATAACCACCGTGATGTTTACTGTATGCACTCTGGTCCTACAGACTAATCACATTTTATTTCTTTTGATTATCGGGTAATATCCTTCTGGATATTGCCCGATAAATATTGGTGGAGGTATTACATAATGAATGATATTAAATCAGAGCGTACTGATAACCTGCGGACATCTCTTAGAGATATACACATGGAAACAGAACGACACCCCATGGCAATGACATTAGTAAAAGGTATGGATGCTGAAGTCTATGCCGTATATTGTTTTAATCTACATTTAATATACGATGTGATGGAAAGATTTGCTGTTGAGAGAAATCTTATTGACCCAGATACTTGTAGAGCTATCAGACTTTATAATGATTATTTGGAATTGTGGGATGAAATCTACGAAGAAGATATGGAAGCAGAACCTCCCACATTCGTTTCAACTAGAAGCCACATTGATAGAATTATGAGAATCAATAATGATGATGATAAACTTATGGCTCATATCTATGTGAGACATGGTGGTGATCTATATGGTGGTCAGATGATTAAAGATTTGGTGCCAGGTAAAGCAACAGTATTTGATTTTGTTGATCTTAAAAAATCTATAAAAGAACTTGAATCTAGATTGAATGATAATATGGAATCTGAAGCTAGAATGAGTTTTATGTTTGCACAATCTTTGTTTGATGAACTTAAAGATTGGCAAGACACCCATTCACAACTTATGATGGGCAATGATTTAGATCCATCGAGTTAGATAGATGTGGGATAATCTTATTAACTTACAGAATGAATTTATAAGAAAATTTAATGATGTGGGTGTTGAAATTTTTGAACCTGGTATGGATCATTTTAACCAATCTGGATGGATGAATAGAGTATGGCAAACCGAATCGACCAGACGTTGCCATATAGATGTTGTGGATGTTCGTGATACAAAGAAATTATGGATGATGCACGTTTGCATTTTTCCTGATCTAACTAACACCAGTCCTATTTTTGGCTTTGATGTTATATCTGGCCAAAGAAAGTTTACTGGAGCATTTCACGACTTTTCTGCAACAGTGGATAAGAATCATTTTATGATACAGTGGTTTGCTGAATCAGTAGAAGATTTTATTCCTACTAAAAGGAGAGAGTTGCCAGAATGGGCTTTAAATATATTTTCTCCTTCTATGATTGCTGCTAGTAATGTAAAGACGGAAGGAGAGTCTTTAGATATTATACAACTAACATTAAAAAACCTTAATTATTATTTTGACCATGTGACTGAAACACATGGGGACGGAGATAAGGAAGAAGTATTAGAACGTCAAAATTATTATTGTGATAACCAAAGACAGAACCCACATACACCAAGGGTAATGAAGTCTTTAGGTCTAGACGAAAATGATGTAGACTTATTTTGTTCTGATATGCTTTTTCCTAAAGTAGAACTATGAATAAAACTTTTTATAATGCTTGTGAACGAATCGAACAAAACACACCCCCTATATGGTATATGCGTCAAGCAGGAAGATATCATACTCATTACAAAGAACTAAAAAAAACATATACATTTGAACAACTATGTAAAACTCCTGAGCTTGCTGCTGAGGTAGCTTGTGGCCCAGTAAAGGAGTTTGATCTAGATGTTGCTATTATGTTTTCTGATATATTGTTTGTATTGGAAGGATTGGGAATGGAATTACAATTTGATCCAGGTCCTAAATTTACTGGTGGCAGCATACACGGCAATGTTCAAAAAGCTATTGAACATATGAAATTTCAAGCTGATGTAATAAAAGCAACTAGAGAAAGATTAGATAACAATGTAAGTTTAATAGGATTTGTTGGTGGGCCTTATACTATAACGGCACAGTTAATGAAAAGAACGTTTGTTCCAGGTATTCAAGACAAACCTTTAGAATGGTTAGAAAATATTATGGTGCCTATATTGAAAGCAAATATAGATTTACAATTAGAAGCGGGTGCTGAAAAGGTAATGATATTTGATAGTACTTTAGATATAATGAACCAATGGTTTTGGGAAAAGAAGTACATACCTTTATTGAAACCTTTAGTGGGAGATAATGTTGGATACTACTGTAAGAATAGAGATATTTTAAAAGCAACTCATTATCCTTGGGGCGGTGTTGGTATAGATGGATCTCAAAGTATGTCTAAAGTATTGATGAGTCGTGATAAGGGATTTGTACAGGGTAACTTTAAAGAAAAGTATTTACTGTTACCTAAAAAAGAACTGCGAGAAAAAATTGATACGTTTTGTGATTATATGCAACTACGAAATAGACTCGGTTGGGTATGTGGTTTAGGACATGGTATAGATAAAGAAACTCCTGAAGCAAATGTACATCTTTTTATTGATACTATTAGGAAAAGATTTCAATGATAATTACGAAACTAGATAACAAAGAGGTGAAGTGGAAATGATAGTAGGATCGAGAGGCAGTGCTTTGTCTTTAGCACAAGTAGATTTGTTTGAGAAAACGGCAGCGATGTCATTTGACCGTGAGATTATAACTACAGAGGGTGATGAAGATCAAAAGACTCCTATAGCGGAAATGGGTGGCAAGGCTGTATTTTGTAATGCTGTTGAAAAAGAATTGTTGAATGAAAATATAGATGTGGCAGTTCATAGTTTTAAGGATATGCCTAGCGAAAAAACTGAAGGTTTGCTTGTTGTGGCAGTATTGCCGAGAAATGATCCTACAGATTGTTTAATAGGAGAAATTACTCCTGGTTGTGTTGTAGGTACAAGTTCGCCTCGACGTAAGGCTCAAATAAAAAATAAGTTTAAAGATGTTGAAGTAAAAGACATTAGAGGTAATGTTGAAACTAGAATAGATAAGTGGCGAGATGGAGAATATGATGCTATCGTGTTGGCTTCAGCTGGATTAAATTTGTTGAATATAGATGTGGGACAAAAACCTTTAGATACCATCCCTGCTATATGTCAAGGCATTATTGCAATACAAGTTAGAGAAGATGACCAAAATCGGAAACATGAAATGATTAAATTTAATCACTATGAGACATGGCTTAATGCTTTAATGGAAAGGGAACTATTAGTAGAAATAGGTGGAGATTGCCACACCGCATTAGCAGGCCATGCAACAGAAATGATATTTAAAGCTGAAATGTTTGAAGATGGTAAACATTCAGGTATCATTGAATTAGAAAGACCTTTTGGTGGTTGGGATATGGCTCAGAAGTTAAGAGAAGGATTGGATGTATAATTTAGATAAATAGTTCCTTTAAAGGAACACTAAAATGAATATAGAAACTTATATAGATTATGGTAATTATCATCATCTGTTCGATTTCAAATTTGATATAGCTAAGTTGCAAGGTGCTCTAACGGATGTGTTATCTAAACAACAGTTTGAGACCCCAGGTGTAACTAACTTTGGTGCTATACCATTAAATAGAATTCCCGGAGATCCAAGTTCCGTAGAAGGAAATAAAATACGAGCTAAGTATTGGACTATTCCAGACTCCGATGGCAAAGAAGTAGAAAGAGATGTCTATGTAGAAGAACATCTTTACACAGAATTTATCCCCAAGTATGAAAATACTTATTTTAAAGAAGTATATGAAACGTTAACCAGTCGCTTTAAACTAGGTAGAGTTCGTTTGTTATTGAAACAACCTAGGTCTTGTTTGAGTTGGCATAGGGATCCTGAACCACGTTTGCACGTTCCTATTGTTACTAATCTAGGTTGCCGTATGGTAATTGGTGATGAATGTAGACATATGCCGGCCGATGGTTCTGTTTGGATCACAAATAATACGGTATATCACAACTTTTTTAATGGTGGTGAACAAAATAGAGTGCATATTGTGGCGGGAATATTGGGCTATAACTTCTGATCTTTTATAAATAGGAGTATAAAAGATCGGAGTTTATATGGCATTAATTAATAACTTGCTAGTTGAAGCTAATGCAGATTTTACGGTTACTGTAGAACTAACCAATGAAGATGCGGATGGTAATCTTACCACACTAGACTTAACTGGATATACGGCTCTTGCACAAATAAGGAAACGCTACGGTTCTGGTAGTGTTTCGGAAACATTTACTGTTGCCTTTACGGCAGACAGGACTAGTGGTAAGATAGCTCTTGAATTGACTGACGTTCAAACAGGAACCCTTAAAGATGGGAGATTTGTTTGGGACTTACAATTAACCGATGCCGCGGGAAATAAAACAAGAACTTTAGAGGGAAGATTAACAGTATTGCCTTCCGTTTCTAGAGTGTAGAGGGAGTTATAAATGGCTATTAGTTCAAGTGGGACTACTTTAAAAGCGAAGGTGGTGAAATCTCAATTAAAATTGAGAACACTGACCGATTCAAATTTTGGAACACTATCAGCGGCCCAGAATGGAAAAGTTATTTTTTATAATTCAACATCAGATAGTTGGGAATTAAAAGACTTAATTACTGATGTTGATTATACAGTTTTAGATTCTTCAGGAACAATCCTTTTTGATGGAGGAACATTCTAATGCCTACCATTTCAAAATTTAAAATTAAAAGATCAGGGGGTGTAGTTGCACCCACAGATTTGGCTACAGGTGAATTGGCTTTAACGTATGGTGCAGGTACACATACGAATAAAGGCGATAGACTTTTTATAGGTGCTGGAGACGAATACAGTGGTGTTGCTGAATTCTTACAAGAACTAGGTGGTAAATATTACACAGATATGTTGGACCATTTGCATGGTCAAATAACAGCTGACTCTGCTGTACTAGTAGATGAAGATAAAAAGGTAGATGAATGGCGAGTTGATAGAGTAACTCTTGATGGAAATAATGTAGGTATCTTCCATGAGTATACTTCAAATGGCCATTTAAATGTTGATGCACAAGGCACACAAAATCTAAATCTCGGAACACTTACTAGTGGTTCTGTTGTTAGTATAGGTAATGCTGTATCTGAAACAACCATTAATGATAATTTATCCATTACTGGAGATTTGTCAGTTTTTGGCAATTCTCTCTTTTCTGGTGATTTAGCCCTTTCTGGTGAAGTAGATATTACAGGTGACCTTGATGTTGATAATATAAATTTAAATTCTAATGCTATAACATCCACCACTGGTATATTGTCGATAGATCCTACTGGCGTTAATGCTTTACAGTTGGGTACATCCAATAGTGGCGGAGTAATTTCAATTGGACATACAACATCAGAAACAACCGTCAATGACAACCTAACAGTTACAGGAGATTTGATTGTCAATGGTACACAAACAACTCTTAATGTTGCTACCATTTCAGTTGATGATAAAAATATAGAATTAGGTTCAGTTACAACTCCAACTGATGTTACAGCTGATGGTGGTGGCCTTACTCTTAAAGGCGCCACGGATAAAACTATTGCTTGGTCGAACACAGATGACCGATGGCATTTTAACCAAGGCATTGATATTGATTCTGGAAATCTTATTGTTGCAGGAACAACAACTCTAGATGGAGATATAGATTTTAATTCTGCTAATATAGATACATCTACTCAAGCCACAGACATCAATATTATTGATAATAATGCTACGGCTCTTACAATTTCAGAAGGCGCTACAAATTATACAGTATATCATACTACAGACGCCGGAGAAAAAATACAGTTTCTTAAAAATTTAGATGTAGATGCTAATGTAGATATTAGTGGAAATGTAGATATTGCTGGTAATCTTACAGTCGAAGGACTTTCGACTCTTAATGGTGGCACATTAACACTTGGTGATGCAGCTACAGATAATGTGGTGTTTGGTGCTGATGTTAATTCTAATATTATTCCCAATACTGATGATGCATATGATTTGGGTACTGCTTCACAAGAATGGAGAAATATCTTCATAGACGGTACTGCTCATATAGATACATTGGATATAGATGAAAATGCTACAATTACTGGTACTCTAGGAGTTACTGGTACAGCAACATTTAATTCTACTTTAGGTGTTACTGATGCTACAACATTAAATAGTACATTGGGTGTTACTGGCGTTACAACATTAAACGACCAGTTAAATGTTAATGCTCCTGTTGAGATAGCGGGTGCAAGTTCGTTTATACATCTACCAGATGACACAGAGATTCATGTAGGTACAGGTAATGATCTATCTCTTTACCATGATGCTACAGATTCTTTTATTACAAATAAGACAGGTTCTTTAAAAGTTGCAACAGAAACATCTGGTGTTCCTGTTGTAATTGGACATACTACATCTGAAACAACAATAGCAGATAACCTAACTGTACAGGGAGATGCTTTAGTTAGTGGCAGTTTAACAGTAGAAGGATTGTCAACTCTTAATGGTGGCACACTACAACTTGGTGATTCAGCCACAGACAACGTGGTATTTGGTGCTGATGTTAATTCAAACATTATACCTAACACAGATGGTACATATGATTTAGGTACTACTACACAAGAATGGAAAGATTTATATTTAGATGGCACAGCTCATATTGATACATTGGATGTTGATGAGAATGCTACAGTTGCCGGTACATTAGGAGTTACTGGTGCTACGACATTAAGTTCGACATTGGGTGTTACTGCTGCCACAACGTTAAACAATACATTAGGAGTCACTGGTGCTACAACGTTAAGTTCTACACTGGACGTCACAGGTAACACGGGTATAGATGGTGACTTTGATATAGCAACAAATAAATTCACTATTGCTTCTGCAACTGGTAATACAGATATTGCTGGTACATTAGATGTAACGGGCAACACCACACTTGATGCTGATTTGGCTGTACTTGGTAGTGCAAATGTAACAGGAGACTTTTCTATTACAGGCGCTCTTAATCAGACAAGTCATATTGATATGCCTGATAATGCTCATGTCAAATTGGGTACTGGTGATGATTTACAACTTTATCATAATGGTACAGATTCGTACATAACTAATGATGCGGGCATACTAAAGATTTCTACAGAAGCTTCAAATGGTATATCTATTGGACATACTACATCCGAAACTACTATCAACGATAACTTAACTGTTACTGGTGATGCATTAGTAAGTGGTAATCTTACTGTCGAAGGACTATCAACTCTGAATGGAGGCACACTACAACTTGGTGATGCTGCTACAGACAATGTGGTATTTGGTGCAGACGTAAACTCCAATATCATACCAAATACGGATGATGCATATGATTTAGGTACAACGACTCAAGAATGGAGAAACCTCTATGTAGATGGTACAGCTCATGTTGATGTTTTGGATGTTGATGAAAGTGCTACAATAGCAACAACACTAGGAGTTGGTGGCGCTACAACGTTAAGTGATACTCTTGATGTAACTGGAGTTGTTTCAACAACAACCCACATTACAATGCCAGACAATGCAAATGTCAAATTAGGTACTGGTGATGATTTACAACTTTACCACAATGGTACAGATTCTTATATTAATAATGCAACTGGATCATTAAACATTGCTACTACAACTTCTGCTGTTCCGGTGTCTATTGGACACACAACATCAGAAACTACTATCAATGATAACTTGACTGTTACTGGTGATGCTACAATTAATGGTACTACATTAGATGTTAATGCTAACGTAGAGATTAATGGTACATCAACGATAACTGGTGCTGTAGATATTACGGGCGACCTTGATGTTGACAATATTAACCTTAATGGTAATACAATCATATCAACAGATTCTAATGGTCACATCAATCTTACACCGAATGGCACTGGTACAGTTGTAGTTGAGAGTGCTGTTCTTAATACAGATGTTGCAGGTACTGCTGTTCTAGATGATGATACTTTTGGAACTGCAAGTGCTACGACTTTGGCTACATCGGAAAGTATTAAAACTTATGTAGACACACAGATTACAGCTGAAGATTTAGACCTTACTACAGACGGTGGTACAATATCTATTGACCTAGACTCTGAAACGTTATCTATTATTGGCGGCGAAGGCATGAATACTTCTGCTACAGGTAATATTGTAACAGTAGAAGGTGAAGATGCTAGTACAACCAATAAGGGTGTTGCATCTTTTCAATCAACACATTTTGATGTAACGACCGGTGCAGTAAACATACAGGCTGATGCTATTGATGATACTCTTATTGATTGGGGTACAGGTACAAATCAAGTTAGTACAGATGACGTACCTGAAGGTTCAACCAATATATGGTATACAGATGAACGAGTTGATGATCGAGTAAGTAACCTAGTTGTAGATGGTGAAGGTATCACCACAACGTATAACGATGCTGCTGGTACATTTACGATTGATGCAGAGGACGCTACAGACTCTAACAAGGGTGTGGCATCATTTGTTAATACTGATTTTGCAGTAACAACTGGTGCAGTTGGTATTAAGGCACTTGGTGTATCTAATGCACAACTCGCTGGTTCGATTGCTAATGCTAAACTAGTCAATTCAACTATAGTGTTTGGTACAGATACAGTTAATCTAGGCGATACGATTACAGACGTTAATGGTCTAACACAATTAGATGTAGACAACATAAGAATAGATGGCAATACGATTAGTTCTACAGATACAGATGGAGACATTCTATTTAATCCTAATGGAACTGGATCAATAGATGCCAATAGTGCAAGAATTATTAATCTTGCCGATCCAACTCAAACAACAGATGCTGTTACTAAACAGTATGTTGATGCAGTAAAGAGTGGTCTTGATATTAAAGATTCTGCAAGAATAGCAACAACAGCTAACTTGTCTAGTGCATATGCTAACGGTACAGCGGGTGTTGGTGCAACATTAACCAACAATAGTACTCAGGCTGCATTTGCAGTAGACGGTGTTACAGCATCTCTTAATGATAGAGTGTTGGTTAAAGATCAGACTGCACAGGCTGAGAATGGTATCTATACAGTAACAACAGTTGGTAGTGGTGCTGCGAATTGGGTATTGACTAGAGCTATAGATGCTGATGGTGATCCATCACAAGAACTAGATGGTGGCACATTCGTATTTGTTGAAGAAGGTACTATTGCTCAAGACAACGGATATACATTTACTCACAATGGTGTACCAACAATCGGAACGACTGCTCTACCAGTATCACAGTTCTCAGGTGCAGGTCAGGTAATTGCTGGAGAGGCGTTAACCAAATCAGGTAATACATTGGATGTTGCAGTAGATAATGCATCTATCGAAGTTGTTGGTGATGCATTGCAAGTTAAAGGCTTGGGCATCCAAAATTCGATGATTGCTAATAGTACGGTTGGTAATAACAAACTACAAAATAAATCTGTAACAATAAACAGCAACAATTTAGAATTGGGTGGTACATTAACATTAGATACAGATGATTTTGCTGAGGGTACAAACATATTCTTCACCAACGAAAGGGTTGATGACCGCATCAATTCTTTGGTACAAGATGGTGAAGGTATTACCACAACGTATGATGATGCTGCTAATACATTCACAATAGCTGCTGAAGATGCTACAGACTCTAATAAGGGTGTTGCATCGTTTGCTAGTGGAGACTTTGCAGTAACAACTGGTGCAGTTGCAATTAAGTCCTTGGGCGTTGACAATGCACAGTTGGCTAACGATTCTATTACCATTAACGGTAACGTTATTGCATTGGGTGCTACAGTAACCCTAGACTCTGATGATATTGCTCAGGGTACTGTAAACATTTATGCTAGTAATGAAGCGATTGATGATGAGGTTGGTAACAATCTCTTCCAATCAGGTGAAGGTATTAACCATGTTTACGATGATGTTGCTGGAACATTAACGGTATCTGGCGAAGATGCTTCTTCTAGTAATAAAGGTATAGCAACATTTAGTACTGCTGATTTCAGTGTAACTGCTGGTGATGTTACTATTAAGAACTTGGGTGTAACAAGTGCTCAGTTGTTTGGTGGTATAGATTTGGCATCGAAGGTTTCAGGAACACTTCCAGTAACAAATGGTGGTACGGGTGATGTAACGTGGGCGGCAGGTGGTGTCATGTATGGTGATGATGCTAATGACCTTAAAGTAACTGCTGCAGGTACTGCTGGATATTTCTTGTATTCAAATGCTGGCACTCCAGATTGGACTAACATAATAGATGGTGGAACATATTAATGGCCGAACCAAATTCAAAAACTACATTAAAAGATTGGTGCCTACGGAGACTAGGCGCTTCAGTTTTGGATATTAACGTAGAAGATGACCAGGTAGATGATCGTTTAGACGAGGCATTACAATACTTTTTTACTTTTCAGTATAACGGTATGGAACGTGCATATCTAAAACACGTTATTACAACTGAAGATGTAGCTAGGGCAGATACAAATGAAACTGAAACAGTTACAGATGATGCTGATAGTGGAGTATCTACAGAATGGAAACAAGGTAAAGGATACCTTGTCATACCTGACGGTGTTTTAAGTGTATTGAGAGTACTGCCTTTTAGTGATCGTGGTAATCTTAATATGTTTGATGTTCGTTATCAATTAAGATTAAATGACTTGTATGATTTTTCATCTGAATCCATTATACAATATCAAATGACTATGATGCATTTAGATTTTCTAGATATGATTCTTATTGGTGAGATACCCATACAGTATAATGTCCATGCGAACAGATTATATCTTAATATGGATTGGGGTCAAGATATGAGTCTTGGTGAACATCTTATTATAGAGTGTTATAAGAAAATAAATCCAGTTACATTTACGGATATCTACAACGACTTGTGGTTAAAGAAATATGCTACCGCACTTATCAAACGTCAATGGGGAGAGAATCTTTTAAAATTTAATGGAGTTCAATTACTGGGTGGAGTAACTATGAATGGTGAAATGATTTTTAATGAGGCTAAAGATACTATTCTGAAATTAGAAGAAGAATCTAGAACCACGTGGGAAGAACCATTACATTTTGATATTGGGTAATTATCGTGCCGACAACAAATTTATATTTTTCTAAAGGGACGACTAACGAACAATTACTTTACGAAGATTTAGTAATAGAAGCCCTACAAATTTATGGACATGAGGTCTATTATATACCTAGAATTTATATAGGTGAAGATGACCTTTTTGGTGAAGATACTCTCAACAAATTTGAAGATGCGTTTGCTATGGAAATGTGGATGGAAACTGCTGAAGGTCATCAAGGTGAGAAGGAATTGATAACTAGATTTGGATTAGAGATAAGAGATGAGACCACATTTGTTGTTTCCCGTAGACGTTGGGAAGATATATTAATCGCCGCATCGGGTACAGGTTCATCTACAGCTCTAACAGATACAGAGTATCTATCTGATATGTTGGGAACTGGTCGACCTAATGAGGGAGATTTAATTTACCATCCAACTGTCAAAAAATTATTTGAAATAACTTTTGTTGACCATGATGATCCTTTTTATCAAATAGATAATCTTCCTGTATATAAGTTATATTGTAAGACTTTTGAATACTCAAGTGAAGCTATTAATACAGACATTGCTGAAATTAATACTATTGAGGACAAATATACATTGGATCCGAGAAATTGGAGAGTTGTTGGAGAAACCTTGCTTACTTACAATGAGGATATACGATTGGAAGTTGGAACAGACCCATATAGTACTGGGTTATTAACTTTAGAAACGTCAACTGGACCTGGTAATCTTGTTAATGAAAATGAGACTGGACCAGAAGCTATACTCCATGAAGATCCCGAAGGCGACGAATACTATATAATACTAGAAGATTTTGATATTGCTACACAAATGCCGCAGGCCGATAATGAGTTTCTTGAAGAAGCTGCTACAGGCGATGGTGATTTTGAAGGTGGCGATCAAGCTATATTGGATTTCACAGAAAGGAATCCATTTGGTGAACCGACGGAGAGATACTGATGCTAGGAGAACATTTCTATAACGAATCAATAAGAAAGGTTGTAGTTGGTTTTGGAGCTCTATTTAACAATATTAGTATTGTTAGACAGGCCGGAACTAAAACACAAAGCTTGAAAGTTCCTTTGGCCTATGGACCAAAACAAAAATTCATAGCCAGATTGGAACAGGATCCTAACATAACACAACAGATAGCAACTACTCTACCTCGTATAGGTTTTGAGATTCAAGGTTTTAGTTATGCGCCTGAAAGAAAATTGAATCGTATTATTAAACAAAAGAAAGTTTCTAAAGAAACAGATAAGAAATTAAAACAGATGAGTACACAATATACTCCTGTTCCTTATAATGTGAATTTTGAATTGTTTGTTATGACAAAGAATAGTGATGATGGTATTCAGATAGTAGAACAGATTTTACCATACTTTCAACCAGAATATACTGTATCAATTAAAGAAGTTCCTGAGATGGATATAGTTAGGGATGTTCCTATAGTTTTAAATAACATATCTTATGAAGATAATTATGCTGGTGATTTCCAAGAACGTAGGGCTATAATTTATAGTTTAGATTTTACTGCTAAAGCTTATGTATATGGTCCTGTTATTACATCAGAACCAATTACAAAGGTTCAAATGGATACATATATTAATTTGCCAGATGAAACACCACAACGGGTGCAGAGATATACTGCTACTGCAACTACACCACCTTCAACTGAAGGTGATGATAACTTTGGATTTAATGAAACAACTAGTGAGTGGGTATAATGAGTAGAGTTGAAGAAGCAATAGGTGATGCCCTAGGTTTAACTAAAAGCATCAAACAAGAGGTATTAGGCCCTAAACCATACACACAGACGATGCCAGCTCGCCGTCCTGATGAGACCGGAGATGTTGATACAGACTACAGGTATAGTCGGGAAAACTTCTACAATCTCATTGAGCGTGGTCAGGATGCCATTACAGGCATACTTGAACTGGCACAAGAGAGTGAGCATCCTAGAACATACGAGGTGGCGGGTCAGTTGATTAAGACCGTATCAGAAGTCACAGAAAGATTGGCCGATCTTCAAGAAAAAATGCAAAGACTTAAAGAAGTTCCAGACCATGGACCTAAAAATGTTACTAATGCATTGTTTGTTGGTTCAACTAAAGAACTTCAAGCGCTCTTAAAAGATAATTCTGATGGTTGACATATATAAAGGAAACCCTCAATTAAAATCGGCTCTTGTACAACAAGAGTATACTGAAGATCAAGTAAAGGAATTTATAAGGTGTCAGAAAGATCCTATTCATTTCATTGAACAGTATGTTAAGATTATCAGTTTGGATGACGGTCTTATACCATTTAAACTATATCCCTTTCAAAAAGATATAGTAGGTACGTTCCATAATAATCGTTTTACCATATGTAAACTGCCTAGACAGTCTGGTAAGTCTACTACTATCATTGGTTATTTGATACACTTTGCTATCTTTAATGAACAGACCAACGTAGCTATTCTTGCTAATAAGGCATCCACATCTAGAGATTTGTTGGCTAGATTCCAACTTGCATATGAGAATCTACCATCATGGTTGCAGATGGGAGTTTTGAACTGGAACAAAGGTTCACTTGAACTAGAAAATGGTTCTAGAATTATAGCGGCGTCTACGTCAGCATCTGCTATTCGTGGTATGACATTCAATATCATCTTCCTTGATGAGTTTGCATTTGTGCCAACACACATAGCAGAACAATTCTTTGCATCTGTATATCCAACGATTACTTCTGGTAAATCTTCAAAGGTTATGATAGTATCTACACCACACGGTATGAATATGTACTATAGAATGTGGATGGATGCTGTCAATAAGGTGAGTGACTTTACACCTATCGAGGTGCATTGGTCAGAGGTGCCTGGTAGAGATGATAAGTGGAAAGAACAGACCATAAAGAACACATCGGACCGACAGTTTCAACAAGAGTTTGAGTGTTCATTCTTAGGGTCTGTAGATACTTTAATCTCTGTGCTCAAGTTACAAGCGATGCCGTATTGGGATCCAGTTGAAAAGAGTGGTGGGTTAGATGTTTATGTGCAACCAGAAAAAGACCATGAATACTGTATATCGGTTGATGTAGCAAGGGGTGGTTCAAATGATTATAGTGCATTTGTAGTTATTGATATTACTAGTATGCCTTATAAGATGGTTGCTAAGTATAGAAATAATGAAATTAAACCACTAGTATTTCCAGAAATAATCTATCAAGTAGCTAAGAATTATCATAACGCTCATCTATTGGTGGAGATAAATGATATAGGTGGTCAAGTTGCGGATGCATTACACCACGATATGGGTTATGAAAATATAATAATGACACAGATGAGAGGTCGTTTGGGTCAAGTTGTTGGTGGTGGATTTGGTGACGGTACAGTAGATTTAGGTGTGAGAACTACCAAATCTCTTAAACGTATCGGGTGTTCTAATCTTAAACAATTATTAGAAGGTGATAAACTAGAGATAAATGATTTTGATGTTATTGTAGAACTATCTACGTTTGTCCAAAAAGCTCAAAGTTTTGAAGCTGAAGAAGGTGCAACAGATGATTTGGTAATGTGTCTTGTATTCTTTGCTTGGCTTACAGACCAACAATACTTTAAAGATTTAACTGATGAGGATATTCGTAGACGTTTGTATGAAACTCAAAAAGAAAGTATTGATAATGATATGTCACCTTTTGGTTTTATAGAAACTGGTACTAAGGATATGGATGTACCATTTGTTGATGCTGATGGAGATTATTGGAGACCTACTGAGATGCCAGATTTCTTTGAAGAAGATAGGCTTTAATGTGGCCATCTAGGATCAAGTTCTTCATTTATTAATTTGTTGTAGTCTTTATTAGCTTTACAGTGCATACAAACTGGAAAGCTTTCTTCAATCAACTGTTGGGCTATTTGATGCTCTTTGGTTTTTCTTCCATACCTTAACATATAGTGAGTTATTTTTTTGTGGTGAGGAAACCACATGAGTAAGTGTTCTTCTGTTACACCACAAACCTCACACATTTTATCTTTGAAGGTACTAATGACCCTTAATTTTCTTCCTTTGGTATACATTTGTGCAATATTCTTTTAAACTATTTATACTAACCGATAGACAAATGTGCAAAAAGAATGGTTTTGAAGAACGACAAAATAATAAATAACTAATGAAAGATTGAAATAATTTATATGATTTTAACAAAATCAAGGAGAAATAGAAAATGGTTGATCTAGTTTCACCTGGTATTGCTATAAAAGAAAAGGATCTTACCACCTCTGTTAGAAGTGAAGCAACCAGTATCGCTGGTATTGCTATTGCGTCAGAGAAAGGCCCTATTGAACAGACTGTAACGTGTAGTTCCGAGAGTGATTTAGTAAGTATTTTCGGAAAGCCAAACGGTACAAACTATCAATATTGGTTCAGTGCTGCATCCTTTTTGATGTATAGTAATACACTAAAGGTAGTTAGAATTAATGTTACTGGAGCTAAGAATGCTACGGCTGCTGGTACAGGACTTCTAATCAAAAACAAAACACACTATACAGATGGTGATGGAACTACAGGCCCTTATGATGATGGTTCAGCTCCTAGTGCTAACGGAATGTGGGCAGCCCGTACAGCTGGGTCTTGGGGAAATAGTTTAAAAGTTGCTTTCTGTAATGATGCCGCCGGGTTTTCCGGTACGACAATCACAACAGTAAGTGACGCATCAATTGCTATAGGCGATACGACTTTTGGCGTAACTGATGCCACAGTTTTTGAAGTTGGAGATATTATCTACCTTCAAGAAACTGACGGCCAGAAATACAAGATTAGTAGCATTGCTTCTAACGACTTAACTATTGTTCGATATCCAACTAGTGGTGCTGCAGGCCTTTCTTCTGCTATTGCTAATGGTGCTAACATTGACCGAGAGTGGGAATTTGCTGATCAATTTGATCGGGCGCCAGGTACATCTGCGTATGTATCTGATCGTTCTGGTGCAAATGATGAATTGCATATCCTTATTAAGGACATTGATGGTAAGGTTAGTGGTGTTGCAGGCACAGTATTAGAGAAATGGTCTCACCTATCAAAAGCTTCAGATGCTCTTACAGATGATGGTGCTAAGAACTATTATGTTGATGTTCTTGCTGATTCTTCTGAATACATTTATTGGTTAGAGCACTCGGCGGGTGGTACAAACTGGGGCGGAACTGCTGCAGGTACTACGTTTACCGATGCTACTGATGATGTCGAAGAATCTTCTGGAGCTGGTGGTTCAGGTGATACAACTGCACCTACAGAAGGCGAAAGACAGCTTGCTTACAAACTGTTTGAAGATTCTGATATTGAAGATGTGAACCTGTTAATTGCAGGTCCTGCTTCTGTTGGAAGTACTGGTGCAATAACTCACGCTGTATTCATTACAGACATGGTAGAAAAGAGAAAAGACTGCGTTGGTTTTATCTCACCAGATTATAGTGATGTAGTAAACATTGCGAAAAGTTACACACAATCCCAGAACGTTAAGGGTTTCTTTGATTCCCTATCAAGTTCATCTTATACTGTATTTGATAGTGGTTATACAAAACAGTTTGATAAACATAATGACGTTTACCGTTGGGTTCCGCTTAACGGACATATTGCTGGTGCTTGTGCTCGTACTGACGCTCTAGAAGATCCATGGTGGTCACCTGCTGGTATAGCTCGTGGTCAGATTCGTGGTTCTATTGGATTGGCATTCAATCCCACACAAACAGAACGTGATACTTTGTATCGGGCTCGTATCAATCCTATTGTAACGTTCCCGGGAGAAGGCACACTTCTATTTGGTGATAAGACAGGTCTTGCTCGTAATAGTGCATTTAGTCGTATCAACGTTCGCCGTCTATTCCTCACAGTTGAGGAAGCTTGTAAGATTGCTGCTCGTTCTGTTCTCTTTGAGTTCAACGATCAGTTTACAAGGGACAACTTTAAGGCGATGGTTGATCCATATTTGCGAGACATTCAAGGTCGGAGAGGTATTACAGATTTCTTAACAGTATGTGACGAAACGAATAATACACCTCAAGTTATTGATAATAACGAATTTCGTGCTGATGTATACATTAAACCTGCACGTTCCATTAACTTCATTACGCTAACCTTCATTGCAACACGAACTGGTGTTGATTTCAGTGAAGTGGTTGGTCGGGCATAGGGGAGAATAAGACATGGCTAATTTAAATGCTTTTGTAAACAGGCTCTCCGGTGGTGGCGCTCGTGCTAATCAGTTTGAAGTTACATTAACTGGAATTGGAGTTCTAACAGAAAACTTTTCTTTTCTATGTAGAACTGCACAAATGCCTGCTATGACACTGGGTGAAGTAACAGTACCCTATCGTGGTCGTCAGGTGTTTCTTGCTGGTGATCGTACTTATGATGCATGGACAGTGACAGTATTCAATGATGCAAACTGGCAAGTTCGTTCAGGTCTAGAGACTTGGATGCACGCTATTGCTGATATTGGTTCTAGTACTACAGCGATGGGTACTGGATATTATGGTACTGCAAATGTTCGGCAGTTGAATAGAGAAGGAAGTTCCGTTTGGGGCGCTTCGCTATACAACGTTTGGCCGACAACCATAGATGCTGTTGAACTCGCTTATGATACAAATGACGCTGTTGAGGAGTATGGTGTAACCTTTAGGTTCAACTATATGACCACAGGTCCTGTCGTAGGAGTTGGTATCGGTAGTGTTTAATTAAAAAATCGTTGTGTGAAGATGTATAAATATATGTATGGCAGATTTTTTTGGATACGAAATAAAAAGGAAAAAGGATGCGGCGAAGGGTAAATCCTTCGTCGCTCCTTCCGATGAAGAAGGTACACTAGATATTGCTGGCGGTACTGGCTTTTTTAGCCAGTATGTAAATGTAGACCGCGCAGCAAAGAATGATTGGGACCTTGTTCGTAAATACCGCACAACATCAGAAGCACCCGAATGTGACCAAGCTATTGAGGACATAGTTCAGGAGGCTATCACAGCGGATGAAACCGATCTTTCGGTTAAAGTAAATTTAGATTATACCGGCCTATCAACCTCTATTAAGAAAAAAGTTATCGTTGAATTTGGTGAAATGCTGCGTCTGTTGGAGTGGAAACACAAAGGCCACGATATTTTTAGACGTTGGTATGTAGATGGTAGAATACATTACCATAAGATGATAGAGGAAAGTTCACCTCGTAAAGGTATAACGGAACTACGGTATATAGATCCTAAATTTATTAAGAAGGTTCGTGTAGTAGAAAAAGATAAACAAAAACCCGATGCGGTTACTTTGGTTAAAAAAGTTCAGGAGTTCTTTGTTTATAATGAGGTGGGTGTCTACCCAGCATTTCAAGGATCAGGTGGAGGTTTTCAACAGAACCAACAAGGTATAAAGATTTCACCTGATAGTATTTGTTATGTAACATCTGGTATTTTTAATCCAACTACCAAACAGGTATACGGACACTTACACAAAGCAATTAAATCTACAAACCAACTACGAATGATGGAAGATTCTTTGGTGATTTACCGCATTAGTCGGGCACCAGAACGTAGAATTTTTTATATAGACGTTGGTAATTTACCCAAACCCAAAGCAGAACAATATCTAAAAGATATTATGAATCGTTACCGCAACAAAGTGGTATACGATGCGAACACTGGTGAGGTCAAAGATGACCGTAATCAGATGTCTATGTTAGAAGATTTCTGGTTGCCACGCCGTGAAGGTGGACGTGGTACAGAGATTACTACATTGGGTGGTGGCCAAAATCTAGGTGAAATGGATGATGTTACTTATTTCAGAGAGAAACTTTGGCGTTCTTTGAATATTCCTATTTCTCGTTTAATAAGTGACAGTGGTTTCAATATGGGACGGTCAGCTGAAATTACTAGAGATGAGGTAAAATTCGCAAAGTTTATTCAGAGAATTCGTAAGAAATTTTGTGGTATCTTCCAAGATGTATTAAAGACCCAATTGGTATTGAAGGGTATTATTACCATCGAAGATTGGGACTCTATTAAAGAACACGTTATCTATGACTTTGCAGACGATAACCATTTCTTTGAACTCAAAGATGCTGAGTTATTAAAGGAAAGGGTGGATCAATTAACCACTGTATCAGAATATATTGGTACATATTTCTCCGTAGAGTGGGTAAGGAAGAATGTCCTTAAACAAACAGATGAAGAAATAGAAGAAATTGATACACAAATTTCAGCTGAGAAGGCAGATGGTACTATTGCTACAGACGCAGGAACAGATTTAGGTGGACCAGAAGGTGGCTTTGGAGAACCTGTTGGCCAATTTGATGATGATGACGATGATGATTTTCCTGACGCGGATGATACACCACCAGAAACAACTCCACGCAAAAATGGTAACGGTAATGGTGCGAAAAATTAAAAACTTATAAATAGGAAAGGAATATATTATGGCAAAAGAAAGTATTAAAAACATGGTCAGCTCTATAGTTGACGGTGATTTATCTAAAGCAAATGACGATTTTGATTCTGCTCTCCAAATGAAACGACAGGCGGAGTGGGATAATGCTAAGCTTACTTTAGCACGTTCGGCTTTTGATGAAATTACTCCTGAGGTCACATACGAACCACTCGATACTGGAATCACAGGAGAACCAGAGGAATAAAAATGAAACTTATATGCGAACATATACTAGATGATATAGAATACCTTTTTGAGGACTCAAAAGATGGTGGTCCTAAAAAATATAGTATTAAAGGTATCTTTATGCAGGCCGATATTAAGAATCGCAACAATAGGATGTATCCTGAGCAAGTTCTTGCAAAGGAAGTAATGAGATATAATAAAGAGTATATCAACCAAAATCGTGCGTTTGGTGAACTCGGACATCCAGATGGGCCGGTAGTCAATCTAGAACGTGCTTCGCATATGATTACAAAATTGTATCCAGATGGCAAAAACTTTATTGGTGAAGCCAAGATTATGGATACACCCTATGGTAAAATAGTAAAGAATCTTATAGATGAAGGTGCCAAGTTGGGAGTTTCATCTAGAGGTATGGGTTCATTAGAACCCCGCCGAGATATGCAGGTTGTTAGAGATGATTTTTATCTAGCAACTGCTGCTGATATTGTCGCAGATCCATCTGCCCCCAACGCTTTCGTAGAAGGTATTATGGAAGGCAAAGAGTGGGTATGGGATAATGGCATAGTAAAAGAAGTTGAAATTGCTAAGTATCGCAAAGAAATGTTAAAAAATTCTAAACATTTAGAAGAAAAACAAATAAAAGTCTTTGCGGACTTCATGTCTAAACTTTGAATTTTATAAATAACTAATATAGATTAACACAAGAGGGAGTTATCCGAAATGACAGATATTAAAGAAAGTTTAGAAGCTGTCGCAGCTGAGATGCTAGGGAAGACCGAAGCAACTCAATCAAGCGAAGAGCAACTAGACGAAATCAGTTGGGATCAACCCAAGAAAGGTGCGGCTCCGGCTGAAAAGATGCAGTCTGTTCCCGGTACTCGCCAAGATATGGGTCCTGCTGTTGTTTCTCCTGATGCCCCATCTGATATGGGAAAAGAAGCTTCAAAGAAGGCCTCGCAGTCTGATAAATTGCCCCGAAAGGGAAAACCTTCTAACGCTTCTGGTAAAGTAGAGTCTGATAAAGCTCTGACGCCTGGTGGACCACCTGCAAAGGAAGGGGTCGAGGCTGATGAAAACGATGAGATTATTGCTGAAACTGAAACACCTGAAACTGAAGAAGTCTTTGCAGAAGCAGAGACTACTGAGGCAGAGGTTGTTGCAGAAGCCGACACAGAAGATGAAGTAAAAGAGGAAACAATAGAAGATCGCCTCGCTGCTATGGATTTTACAAATGATGTTAAAGCCCTAACAGAAGGTGAAGATGATTTTTCAGACGAATTTAAGCAACAGGCCGCAACAATTTTTGAAGCTGCTGTTAAAGCAAAAATTCGGACAGAGCTTGAAGCTATGACTGAAGCTTTTCAGACAAAGTATGATGGTGCTATTGAAGAAGCTAAAGATGACATGACTGATAAGGTCGATGGTTATCTTAACTATGTAGTAGAAGAATGGATGAAGCAAAATGAGATGGCTGTTCAACATAAAATGAAAACAGAAATCGCAGAGAGCTTTATCAAAGGACTCAAAACTTTATTTGAAGATCACAATATTGCTATACCTGAAGATCAGTTTGATATGCTCGATGCAGCTGCCTCTAAGGCGGACGAAACCGAGTCTAAATTGAACGAGACAATGGAAAGAAATATTGAACTTAATAAAGAAGTTGGTGAGTTGAAAAGGAATGAGATCCTTTTAGATGTAGCTTCTGACCTAGCGGATACAGAAGTAGAAAAGTTTGCCGACCTGACAGAAAATGTTGAGTATACAGGTGAAGAGGATTTTCGTGAGAAGATCGCTACACTGATGAATTCATATTTTCCGAAAACGACAGCAAACAGCGATGACACAACAGCACCAATGGATGAAGGTACGGAAGATTTCGATGTAACCGACACAATGGCTGCGTATATGAGTGCTATCACACGAGCAGAAGCCCGTGGCGTAGCGTCAAAAGTTTAAACAACAAATAGGGAGAAAACTAATAATGTTTCAAACCGAACAACTACAGGAAAAATGGCAGCCAGTCTTAAAGCATCCTGACCTCCCCGAGATCAATGATGCTTACCGTCGGGCCGTTACAACAGTAATCCTGGAAAACCAAGAAAGGGCTATGCGTGAAGATGCAGCGTTTCTTTCAGAGGCAGCTCCTACAAACGCAACTGGTTCTGCAGTAGCGAATTGGGATCCGATCCTAATTTCGCTGGTGCGCCGTGCGATGCCTTCTCTTATTGCTTATGATGTTTGCGGCGTTCAGCCAATGACAGGTCCTACAGGGCTAATCTTTGCAATGAAGGCTCGTTACACTTCTCAAGCTGGAACAGAAGCGTTATTCAACGAAGCTGATACTACACATGCTGGTACTGGAACACATACCGGTGTAGACGTACTTAAAGCCCTAAGCGCAGGCAACTACGCTTCAGGCACCGCTATGACCACAGCTGCTGCTGAAGCACTAGGCGATTCCGCCGCTAATCAGTTTGCAGAAATGGCATTCAGTATTGAGAAAGCAACCGTAACTGCAAAGTCACGTGCTCTTAAAGCTGAATACACAATGGAACTGGCACAAGACTTAAAGGCTATTCACGGTCTGGATGCCGAAACTGAGCTGGCAAACATCCTAAGCTCAGAGATTCTTGCGGAAATCAACCGCGAGGTCGTTCGGACTATCTATATCAACTCGAAGCAAGGTGCTGCGGTCAACACAACGACTGCTGGTATTTTCGATCTTGATACAGACTCCAATGGTCGCTGGTCTGTTGAGAAGTTCAAAGGTCTCATGTTCTCACTAGAGCGTGATGCTAACGTAATCGCCCGTGACACACGGCGTGGAAAGGGTAACATTATCCTTTGTTCCGCTGATGTCGCTTCTGCGCTTACAATGGCCGGCCTGCTTGATTATACAAGTGGACTTTCCGACAATCTTACAGTAGACTCCACAGGCAACACATTCGCTGGTACATTGAATGGTCGCTTTAAAGTCTATGTCGATCCTTATACAAACATGGGCGTTCCTTACACAGGTTCAGGCGCCGCCGCTAACCAGTACTATGTTGTTGGTTATAAGGGTGCTTCCCCATACGATGCTGGCTTGTTCTATTGCCCATACGTTCCGTTGCAGATGGTCCGTGCGGTTGGTGAGAACACATTCCAGCCGAAGATTGGTTTCAAGACTCGATATGGTATGCAGGTTAATCCTTTCGCTCAGACAGCCGCTGCTACAGATGGCCCGGGTGCTCGTGATTCTAACGTGTACTACCGTCGTGTTCAGGTTACCAACTTGATGTAATAAGTTTCACCATAATATTATAATAACAAAGGTGATTTTAGAAAGCCCCGCTCCGTAAGGAGTGGGGTTTTTTCTTTTTAGGAGGGAATCAAATGTTATTTAAAGAATCTACAAAACGATTGATTGGCGAACTAACAGTGACGACTATGATACTGTCCTGTTTAGGATTCATAATATGGCTTGTATATCATTTTCAAACGCATAAGTTAGTGATACAGGTCATAAACACTTGAAGAAAATAAATCAACATCAATCAGTTTCAGACTTAGAGCGTCAGATAACCGAACAAGGTTATTGGAAAAATCCAGAAACACAGTATGCCTGGGAAGCTCAACAGATTGTTAAAGTTTCCAAGATGAGGTCTATATATAAAACTTGCAGTTGGCGTGTATTAGCAACTACAGATACCTTTATAATCTCCTGGTTTATTACTGGTTATTTTTCATGGGCAGCTACAATAGCTTCCATAGAAGTATTCACAAAAATGGGATTGTATTATGGCCATGAACGACTTTGGTTAAGAATAAAATTTAAACGACCATGGTAGTCTTATAAATAATGGAAAGGTATTTTTCCGCATGATGAGCTCTGCGGGTACCTAAAGGAGAATATAAAATGGCAAGTACGTCACAGATTTTAAGAAATAAAAAACAAGGTAGTTTTGTTGTAAAGATAGAAGGTGATGCAGCAGATACTACAACACTAGATGCTTCGGCTCTTGGTGGTATGCCAGCAGATGGCACAGCTACTATTAGACGAGTTATGTGGACAACAGAAAGTGGTCAGATCACTATTACATGGGATGGTTCTACCGATGCGGTGGCAGCAAGATTGTCAGGCAATGGTAATTGGAATCTTACACAGAATCCTCCTGTGATTGCTAACAATGCAACTTCACCAACAGGTGATGTTACTGTTGTTAAAACGGGTGTATCAGACTATACTGTAATTGTAGAATTTGGAACAGGCGCTTTAGCTGAAACGGCGGCTGCGTAATATAAATGGTAAGTACGAGTAATGTAACAAAAGGTTCGGTTAGTTCTGTGCATAGACAGCCTGTAGTGTTGGACTATGCACAGTCTAACCAGTTTAAAATATTTTTGCCTATATTTCCTACTACGGAATATTTTGTTGTGCGGGCTACTATACCAAGTGTTGATTTGGGACAAGCATCACAACCGACACCATTGATAGATATGCCTATAGTAGGAGATAAACTTACATACAGTCCTTTTTCTTTAACATTTTTAGTGGATGAGAAATATAATAACTATATAGAAATTTATAATTGGATGAAGAACATTGGTTTTCCATCCAACCATAGACAATTCAATTCTTTAGAAAGACCTGATTTTAGTAATAGAGGTAAAAAGGCTGCAAACACTGTAACAGGTGAACTTTACGAAACTAGTGACAGAGATTTGTATACAGATATACACCTAACAATTTTAAGTAGTAAAAATAATCCTATTGTTAAATGTACCATGTATGAGGGATTTCCTATCAGCATGAGTTCGTTGGATTATAGTCAGCAAGAATCTGATACGGACTATGTTAGGTGTGATGTTTCGTTTGCATACAGTTGGTTCGATATGGAAGTTTTATAAATAATTTTGGAGACGGCGACCAATGGTCTGACCCAAGTTTTTAAGTTTAGTATTTAAATAGAAGATGTAAATTAAATACAACATAGCAGTACAAGTTGGTCGTCGTCTTCTTTGTTTTGGATATATTATGAATATTGATGAATTATATAATGAGATAGAAAGAGATTTGAAGATTGATGATACCGAGCTAGACCTAGAGTCTATTCGGACACCACAGCTTCATAACAAGTATTTAAAGTTGTACACCACATACTCATTGCAGTATAAAAAACTGCAAGATGATTATAAAGTGATGTATAGATTCAAGTGGGAGTATTATGGTGGCAAATCCCCACCCGAAGTGTATGCGGAGAAACCTTTTGAACTAAAGGTTTTGAAGGTTGATATTGGCATTTATCTGGATGCTGATAGTGAACTACAACAGTTGGGCCAGAAGATGGCATACACAAAACAAATATCAGATTATCTAGAAAGGATATTGAGGGAGATCAATAATAGAAATTGGGCAATTCGTAACACCATAGAATGGAAGAAATTCTTACACGGTGACTAATGATGTCAGTTTTAATTGAAAAGTTTAATGAAGTTTATCTCAGAGTTAAATGTGAACCGTCTGTTGGAAAAGAACTCTCAGAATTCTTTACCTTTGAAGTTCCGAATTCACGATTTATGCCATCGGTACGAAGTCGTGTGTGGGATGGTCGTGTACGTTTATTCAGTCCTGCTACTGGTAAAATATATTTGGGATTACTACCGTATGTACGGAGATTTCTTGCGGAACAAGGACAGAAAATCGAATACGGAGAAGGAATAGTTACCCCTCGGAAATTAGACAAGAACTTAACTAAAAAATTTGTACGGAAATTAGAAAAAGGAATACGAACAAGAGATTATCAGATAGATGCTATACACTATATTTTGGAAAATAATAGAGGTCTTATTCTTAGCCCTACCGGCTCTGGTAAGTCTTTCATTATATATGCCCTAGTAAGATATTATTTACAAAAGTTTGATGATAAAAAAATACTTATTATTGTTCCTTCTACCGGTCTTGTTGAGCAAATGTTCAATGACTTTGCGGACTATGGATGGTTCCCAGACGAATACTGCCACAAACTTTATGGCGGATCAGATAAGAATACTCCTAGAGAGGTGGTCATCTCCACTTGGCAATCAATCTACAAACTAGATAAAAAATACTTCAGTCAATTTGGAGCTGTGTTTGTAGATGAGGCTCATCAAGCTAAAGCAAAATCAATAACTGGTATAATGGCCAAATTGCATGAATGTAAATATCGTATAGGTCTAACAGGAACACTAGATGGTACTGAGGTACATAGATTGGTGCTCGAAGGTTTATTTTACAAACACAAACGAGTTACTACTACCTCTGAATTGATAGCTAAAAAACAATTATCAAACTTACATATTAGATGTTTAGTATTAGACCACATTAAAGAACATAGACAAAAACTCCAGTACCCGGCCGAGATGGATTTTCTAGCAACACTACCTTCCAGAAATATTTTCATAAGTAAACTGGCCGCAACAACAGATGGTAACATTCTAATTCTAGCACAGTATATAAAACAACTTGAAGCTATAACACTGATACTGAAAGAAATTAGTGACCGTACTGTATTTTTTGTGTATGGTGGAACACCTACAGATGAAAGGGAAGAGATTAGGTCTATTGTTGAAAAGGAAGATAATGTTATAGTTGTTGCATCATATGGTGTATTCTCACAAGGTATTAATATAAAGAGACTCCATAATATTGTATTTGCATCACCATATAAATCTCAAATAAAAGTACTACAATCTATAGGACGTGGTTTACGAGTGGCTGATGACAAAGACCAATTATATGTATTTGACATTGTAGATGATTTATGTTATGCTAATAGAGAGAATTACACTTTAAAACATTTTAAAGAACGGATAAAGATATATAACGAACAAGAGTTTGATTATGATATTATACCTGTTAAACTAAAAGGTTAAATAAATAGTACTATGGATGACATTCAAGAAGTCCAACAAGAAGCTTTATCAGAATCACACTATAAAGTGTTAAAACTTATGGGTGGTGATGAAGTTTTCTGCAAAGTTGTTCGAGAATTCTCTGATGCTCTAGTTGTGGAAATGCCCATGACTATTGTTAAACATCAGGTGGTTATGCCTAATGAACGACAGAAAGAGAAAAGAGTAGTTGAACATACTGGTTTAGATAGATGGATGAATTATACCCACGATGACACATTTGTTATATATAAAGATCGTATATTGTCATTTGGTAACTTAGCTCCAGAAGTACTTGTTTATTATAAAATGTTAAGTAAGAAAGCTAGACAGGAATCTGGACATATGAAAGATGTGGAAGAAAGTGATGTAATGCTAGAGATACAGGAGAACTTGGAAAAGGTAGCTCAGATAATGAAAGGTGAAGAGGAAGAAGATGATATACCAGAACAGATTGAAGAACTAATACCGTCCAAAAGGATACTCCATTAATGGATATTCTTTCCCTTCGGAGGTATGCTGTTTAGCTTATCATAGATTTCTCCATTTGTCAACCCCCAAGAGGAAATAAATTGAAAACCCTAATAATTGATATTGACGGCACTCTAACAAAATATATGGGTGGTGGTCATAAGGCCATAATGGAAAAAGATCATGAATTGTTGCCTGGTGTATTAGAAAGAATGAGACTATGGGAAACTCAAGGTCATAAGATAGTCTTAATGACAGGTAGACGAGAGTCCGTAAGAGAAAGAACAGAATCAGAGCTCCGAAGATTGGGTATACCATTTGATACTTTATTGATGGGTCATGCTGATAGTGGTAGAATATTGATTAATGATATTAGTCCTCATCTAGGAATGAAATGTCATGCAATTCCAGTAGTGAGAGATGGTGATTGGAATAACGTAAATTGGTCCGTTACGGGACTAGAAGATGTAAAGAAAAAGACTTGACATTCCACTTTAGGTGTGTTAAGCTAATAGTGTCTTAAAAATAGAAAGAAGGCATTTAACTATGAAGAAGTATATATATTTGGCAGGACCTATTGCAGGTTGTACTGAAACAGAAGCAACAGAATGGCGTGACCATGTATGCACATTTTTCCCACATGGAATAGTGGGCATTTCTCCTTTGAGGTGTGAACCTTTAAAGAAGGGATTGACGTATACAGATGAAGGCGCCACTCCAAAAATGTGGTCAGACCCACGTGCTATTGCCACAAAGAACTGGTTAGATACAGAGTCATGTGATCTAGTCTTGGCTTATCTCCCACAAGAGTTAAACGATAGACGACCATCATATGGTACAGTCATTGAAATCGGTTGGGCAATCGGATTGAGAAAACCATTGATAGTTGTTTCTGATGACAAATATCTCACAGAACATCCACTTATTAAACATAATGCATCATGGCGTCTAGATAATCTAGAAGATGCTGCAGATGTTATTGTTGGGTTGTTTGGAGATTATGTTGCACCAGCATACAACTGATAGGCCTCCCGTTAGGAGACCAAGATGGCTAAGCGTTCAAAAAAGGACCCGGTACACTATGTAGATAATAAATTGTTTTTCGCTGCTCTTGTAGAACGAAAAGAACTGACAGCTGAGGCTGAAGCGGTTGGTGAAGGACCTCCGCAGATTACCAATTATTTGGGAGAGTGTATTCTAAAGATTGCAAATCATCTGTCGTATCGTCCAAATTTTATTAACTACACTTATCGAGAAGAAATGATTTCAGATGGCATAGAAAATTGCCTTCAGTATATGGATAGATTTGATCCAGAAAAATCAAAAAACCCATTTGCATATTTTACACAAATCATTTATTTTGCTTTTGTCAGACGTATTACAAAAGAAAAGAAACAACAGGCTATTAAAGAAAAGATGTTAAAAGAATCTGACATCGAACAGAGAATAGCTTTACAGGCACATGATGATGACGGCAAGTACCAACAACAGTTTGTTGATATGTTGGACAAGTATACATTTCATTCAGAGGAAGACTAAATAGTGAAGGTTGCTATAATCACCGATACACATTTCGGAGGTAAGAATGACAATTTGGCGTTTTCCGAATTCCAGCGGAGATTCTACGAAGGAACTTTTTTCCCAATACTTGCAAGGGAAGGCATTACAACGATACTTCATTTGGGTGATGCTTTTGATAGGCGCAAGTATTCTAATTTCTTATCTCTTAAACTAGCTAAAGAAATGTTTTTTGAACCCGCAAGGGATTTCAAATTACATATGTTGGTTGGCAACCATGATAGTTATTACAAGAATAATAATGAAGTAAATTCTATATCATTAACTTGTGCAGAGTATAATAATATAATCTTGTATGAGGATGTTCCAGAACTAGTTGAGATAGGTGGATGTAATATACTATTCGTTCCTTGGATAGCACCAGCACATTTAACTACATCTTTGAACACAATAAAGAAAGCGAAAGCTGATATTGTTATGGGTCATTTGGAAATCAATGGTAGTGAAATGGCTCCTGGTCTTTATTGTGATGGTGGGTTGGATAGGGAAATGTTCAAGAGATATGAACGGGTGTTTTCTGGACACTACCATCAACAACAGGACGATGGCCATGTTAGATACCTGGGTGCACCGTATGAAATATATTGGAATGATTTTAACACTAAGAAAGGATTTCATATATTTGATACAGAAACAAGAGAGTTAGAATTTTATCAGAATCCTAATAAATTATTTAAAAAGATTTATTATGATGATGGCAATGCATTGGTTGGCGCTCATAGTTGTGATGAGATGTTGAATTATGATATAACAGAATATGAAAATTGTTATGTTAAAATTATAGTTGTGCAGAAAACAGATTTTTATACCTTTGATAGATTTATTGATAGATGTTATAGCGAAGGGAATTTTTATGAACTAAAGATAGTTGAAGATTTTTCAGATTTAGATCCTAGTGCTATTACAGATGATCTTGTGGAAGTTGGTGAAGATACCATGACATTGTTAGATAGGTATGTAGAAGAAATTGATAGTGCAGCTCTTAATAAAACTAAATTGAAACAACTGTTAAAGAATTTATATGTGGAGGCTAGTGAATCAGAATGAAAAGAACAGAAGTAAATACCGGTGGAATGAAAGCACAACCGGAAGATCAAGACTTTGAAGTAAAATTTCAAACAACCTATTGGGGTCCTTGGATGATATATTCACAGTTGACACCAGAATTTCTTAAAGAATTAATAACGATTAGTGATAAGACAAGAGCCGAAGGGTTGGGTGAAGATGGCAATATTCTTGCCAGTAAAGACTATAGAGACCAATTGGCCGGCAATATTCATGAAGAATATAATTTAGAGGATCATTTGGACTGGTTTGGAGATAAATTCAGACGTTGGATGGATGCATTTTTAATGAATGTTCCCCGTCAGGAAATGTTGAGTCAGTTGCTTGTAAAGAAAGCTAAAGAAAAAGGATTTAAACTTAAACCAAATCAAGATATACAATATGGTTGGGCTTTAGATTCGTTGTGGGTTAATTATCAAAAGAAACATGAATGGAATCCTCCACACACCCATGACTCGGATGTATCTTTTGTAATATGGTTAGATATACCTGAGGAAATTCATAAAGAACATAAAGAACATGAATGGAAATCTAACCATCAGGGTCCAGGAGTAATAGTTTTTCAATACGGACATCAAGAATATTTTAATGTACACAATACATGGATAATGCCTAATAGTGGAGATGTAGCTATTTTTCCATCACACCTACAACACTTTGTACATTCTTTTCAATCTGATGTCACAAGAATTTCCTTGTCTGGTAATATAGTTATAGATGTTAATATAGATGGTGATCCAAGTGAGCATAGTTCTCCAAATTTAGAATGATAATATTTAAAAGCGTAACTTGGCAAAACTTTTTATCAACTGGCAACACACCCATACAAATAGATTTAAATAAACATCCATCTACTCTTGTTATAGGTGACAATGGTAGCGGTAAGTCTACTGTATTGGATGCATTGACGTTTGGACTTTTTGGTAAACCTTTCAGACGTATTAAGAAGGATCAATTGGTCAATAGTGTCAATGGTCGGGATTGTAAAGTTGAAATTGAGTTTACTATAGGACGTAAGAAGTTTTTAATAAGACGTAGTATTAGACCTAACAAATTTGAGATTTATATTAATGACAAACTTTTAAATCAAGATGCTTCTGCTAGAGATTATCAGAAACATCTAGAGAATACCATATTGAAATTAAACCATCGGTCGTTTACCCAAGTGGTGGTATTGGGTTCATCATCGTTTATTCCTTTTATGCAACTGACAGCTTCTGCACGGCGTGAAGTGGTGGAAGAGATTTTAGATATTAAGATATTCTCCCTGATGAACGTACTTCTAAAAATGAGGTCGAAGGATAATAAGGAACGTTTAAAAGATATTTCTTATGAGAATAGTATGCTCGATCATAAAGTTCAAATGCAAGAGGATAAAATTATAGAAGCCAAAGATGCAAGTAAGACATCTCTTAAATCTCTAGAAAAGAAGGTGAAGAAAAACCAAAATGATATGGTTGTGTTGGAGAAAGAAATAAATTCTTTAAAAGGATTGATAACAGAGTGGGAAACAGATGTGTTACCCAAACAAAAGAAATTGGAAGGTGATAAGTCTGAACTGAATAATATTAAATATAAAATGGACCTTAAATCGGCTACAGCGAAAAAAGATATAGAGTTTTTTCAAAATAATGATAACTGTCCAACTTGTAAACAAGACATAGATGAGGAGTTTAAGAGTGCAGCAATAGAAGAACGTACAGATAAAATGATTATCAGTGCTTGTTCTTTAGTGCGTTTGGATGAACAGTTGAAAGAGATGGATGCTAGAACTGGTCTGTATGAAAAGATCGCTAATGATAATAGGGAGTATGAAGTTGATACTGCAAAGAAAACAGCATCTATAGAATCTATTATGGACTTTAATCAACAGGTAGTGAGACAGATAAATGATATACAGAAGGCCGGAACTTTTCTTGAGGAAGATAAGACACGGTTACTGGAGTACCGTGATGATTTAAAGAAGTTGCAGAAGGAAAAAGAAAAGATTGGAGACCAAGCCAACTACCTCAACATTGCGAAACAGTTGCTTCAGGACTCTGGAATTAAAACCAAGATCATTAAGAAGTATCTACCTATCATGAATAAGTTGGTAAACAGTTTTTTGAATCAGCTGGAGTTTCAAGTCAAGTTTGAATTAGATGAACAGTTTAATGAAACGATTAAATCTAGACATAGAGATGAGTTTAGTTATGCCAATTTTAGTGAAGGTGAAAAGATGCGAATAGACTTGGCTCTTCTTTTTACATGGAGACAGATAGCCAAGATGAAGAATAGTACCAACACCAATCTATTAATACTTGATGAGATATTTGACAGCAGTTTGGATGTGAATGGTACAGATGAGTTCTTGAAGATCCTAAATACTTTAAGTAATGAAAATACTTTTATCATATCACATAAGTCCGACTTGAATGTAGATAAGTTTGACCATTTAATTAGATTTGAAAAGATGCAGAATTTTACACGGATGACAACATGACAAAATTAGTTGAAGATATTGGTGGACTTAAATCTTTAGTAAAAGAAAATGATCCTATATTAAAGAAGGTTGCAGATAAATTTGATTTTGAAAATCCAATTGTAGACCCAGAAGAACTCAGTGAGAGTTTGCAATTTCTTAGAGCTGGTGGTGGCGCCATTGGATTGGCGGCAAACCAAATTGGTTTGTCTACTAGGGTTATGTGTATTGGTATGAGTAACTTTTCAACTGAAGGTACAGAAGAATATCAACAAACCTTTTTCAACCCAGACATTCTACATTATGAAGGTGATGAAGTATATATGGTAGAGGGTTGTTTAAGTTTTCCAGGTCTAGCAGTAGAAGTTAAACGACCAACTACAATTTTTATGAAGTGGGAAGATGAGAAGGGTAATCCTTTTAATGAAAAATTTGAAGGCATTACATCTAGAATTATTCAACACGAATATGACCATCTAATGGGTATAACTATGGATAAAAAAGCCAATAGGTTCCATTTGGAACGTGCTAAGAAGAAACGTAGACTGTTAGCAAAAGCTCAAACACCAAGGAGAATTCAGAGTGTTAAATAGAAAATCTGTTTTACATCAAGTCGCTGTAAAATTGTCTGATGTGCTACCGGAGAAGATACCGAATTATAAAGCTATGGCAGACCACGATTTCATTAGTCTTTTGGCTTGGCTTGAAGATTGGGATCCAGAGAGAGTTTATAAGACAGCCTATAAAGAATCTTATATAGATTATATTCAGACATGGGATGAATGGACTGTTGATATGCGACCACTACCACTTGTTGTTAGAACAGAATTAGAAAGGGCGATGAAGATACATGATACTGCTGGCAATCTTAAAGCTATAAGAGCATATTCTTTTTTCTTTAACAACATCGGTAGAATTTTTATGTACGGTGGCCTGGGGTTGATAATGGCATGGATACTTTTTTAGATTACACAGAACTTTATAGAGAACGTGATCTAATAATGTGGCTCGATATATCGACCCACTGTAATGCTAAGTGTCCTCAGTGTCACAGAACAAATCCTAATGGTCTTGATAAAGTAGATTGGCTTCCTCTTATACAATGGTCTCTTGAAGAATTTGTAAAAGCTTTTCCCGAAACGACAATGCAACATATCAAAAGATTTGATCTTTGTGGTACGTGGGGTGATCCTATAATGAATAAGGATATATTTAATATTGTTAAGTATATCATAGAAAATTCTTCATCATGGATTCAAATCAACACTAATGGTAGTATCAGAGATACAGAGTGGTGGTGGAATTTGGGTGTTCTTGGCGGTAAGAGATTAGAAATTATATTTGATATAGAGGGTACAACACAAAAACAACATTCACATTATAGACAAAATACAAATCTAAAGAAAATATTAAATAATATGGAAGTTTTATCCTTTACAGAATCAACAACTAGTGTATTTTGTGTGGTCTTTCAACATAATCAAAATAGTTTATATGATATTGCTAAGATATGTAAGAAGAAGGGTGCGAAAAAAATACGGTATGTATTATCTGATAGGTGGCATCCAGATAAAAGAGAATTTACACTTATAGATGCTAATGATAAAAAGAAAGTTTTAATTAGAGCTGATATTAGTATAGATAGTAAACAAACTTTGAAACCTGTTAGAAATTTGCCAGGTAAAAATTTTTATTGTAGGAGTTTTGATTTAAATAATTTGGATCAAATGAGAGAAATTGAAGAAGAATGCTTGTAATATAAAGTGTGAGTGGATGACTACAAAGCGTTTGTTGGTCAATCCAGATGGCCAAGTTTTGCCTTGTTGTTATTTTGCAAATAATTTATATCTCTATGGTAATGTGTTTGTACCAGAAGGAGAATGGGGACCAAAAAAACATTATGGTATAGAAGATCAATTAGTAGATATAGGTAGAGCTGCTTATCATACATCAAAAGACAAAGTGATGATGAATTATAATAAAAATAAAGATGAGTATAATGTTTTTAATAAACCTTTAGAAGATATTATTAATTCCGAATGGTATACAAAAACTTTACCTGAGTCTTGGGATGATCCTGAAAAAATTAGTCCGTGTTGTAAAACAAATTGTACAGTAAAAGATGACTAGTTGTAAAGCCCCATTTAATAATATGTATTTCACAACCTCCGGTACAGTAGCACCGTGTTGGTTGACTGTGGATATGAAGGAGATATGGAGTAAAGATAATTCTATTAGTGATATTTGGTTTGGTGATAAGTTCCAGAAACTCCGAAACGATTTATCTAATAATATTTTTGAAGGCCCTTGTGGAATATGTAAGAAAAATATTGATGATAATGTTTGGTCATTATCTAAAGCATACGAACCCTATTCTGTTACAAAGTATCCAACAATGATGGAGTTGGAGTTGAGTAATCAATGTAACCTTGAATGTATAATGTGCAATGGAAAATTAAGTAGCGGTATAAGGAAGAATAGAGATAAATTGCCTCCAATGCCTATGATGTATGATGATACGTTTGTTAAACAGTTAGAAGAATTTATACCACATTTGGAAGAATTGAGATTTAATGGTGGAGAACCATTAGCACAGAAGATAGTTTTTGAGATTTGTGAAACAGTTTCTATATTGAAACCAGATTTAAAAATCAATATAGCCACAAATGGTACAGTGTATAATGATAGGGTGAAAGAATTATTAGATAGTTGTAACGTATATTTAAATATTAGTATTGATAGTTTGATTAAAGAACGCTATGAGGATATTAGAATCAATGGTGATTTTGATTTGTTGATGAAGAATTTTGAAATCTTTTTAGAGTATATTAATAAACAAAATTATAGTGAAAATAGAAAGAAAGAAGTTCCTTTTGGGTTGTGTGTTATGGTGAATCCAATGAGGAATAATTGGGATGAAATGGTTAACTATGTTAAGTGGTGTGGTGAAAAGAATGTTGATCTTTGGTATAATACCATTAGATATCCAGAACATCTATCTATTTGGAATTTATCTACGGATGAATTAAAACATATTGTACAAACTCTTAAAGTGGAATTAAATTTGTTGTCTAGTGATATTTTGAATTATGATAAGGCAGATCATTTAATTAATAATCAATTTTCTAATTGGTTATTGGAGAGTTATGGGGGTTGACAAACCACCTAAAGTGTGTTAAGCTGTATAAATACTTGGAGAAAGGTGCCTTTGGGGCCTTTCATTAAACCTTGCTTGAAGTAAAAGGAGGACCTAAAAATGGTAACAACTAGAGCAATCGCAAATATATTCGATCAGTTTGATCGGAGTCTATTATCACCCTACACAGTTGGCTTTGACCGTATGTTTGATCGGTTACATGACCACTATGTTCTACACCAGACAAACTCTGGCTTTCCACCCTATAACATCCGTCAAGACGATGACTTCAATTTCGTTATTGAGTTGGCTCTTGCTGGGTTATCTAAGGATGATTTGGAAGTTGAAGTGGCTGATGGTGTTTTGACTGTTCGTAGTGTTGAGAAGAAGTCGGAGGATATCTCAGGCTTCCGTATTCGGAGCAACGATGATGATGGTGAACTTTTACATCGTGGTATTTCTCACCGTAAGTTTAGTCGAAGTTGGACTTTGGCTGACGATGTGGTAGTACAAGATGCTAAGATGGATAATGGTATGCTCACCGTTCATTTAGAACGAGTCATTCCAGAGGAAAAGAAACCTCGGACAATTTCTATCCAGTAATTGTTTGTTGGGGTGACAACCATACGACCAAGGGTCCACACCAAAACACCTAGAGAGTCCAAGGTTGTTCACCCCACATTTTCCGCTTGACATTTGTTTAAAACTATGAGATAATATAGTATGACAATTAATTATGCATTTAGTGAAGATGAAGTTATCCGTGAATTACAAAAATATGTGGATGGTACTTATGATAAGCATTATGCCCAACGTAAGTATCAGGCTACACAGTTCATAGAAGATTGTGGTCACGGTGAAGGTTTTTGTATGGGCAATATTTTAAAGTATGCTCAACGATATGGGCGTAAGAACGGAAAGAGTAGAGTCGATCTTATGAAAATTTTACATTATGGTATAATCATGTTACATATACATGACACGGAGAGTGAAGATGAGATTAAGTAGTGAAACAGTAAGTGTGTTGAAGAATTTTTCCACCATCAATCAAAACATTATGGTGAAAGAGGGTAATCAACTCCGCACAATTTCAACAATGAAAAATATTTTGGCTGAAGCAAATGTTTCAGAGTCGTTTCCAACAGAGTTTGGCATTTATGATTTGAATGAGTTTCTAGGTGTGTTGTCCTTAGCATCAGATGCAGAACTCAATTTTGATAATGACAAGTACTTGTTAGTTAATGGTGGTAGTACAAAGATTAGATATATGTATTCTGATCCTTCCATTCTAACAACTCCACCTGAAGTTTTTAATCCGCCAGAGTGTGATGTGACAGTTGATCTTTCACAAACAGTTTTGGATAAAGTATTGAAAGCATCAGCAGTGATGCAATTACCTGATGTAGTTTTAAGTAATGGTAAGATTACAGCAACGGATTTAAAAAATTCTACGTCTAATAATTTTACTGAAGATTTAGGAACTCATTCAGGTACAGAGTTTACAGCTCATTTCAAATCAGAGAATCTTAAAATGGTACGTGGTGATTATAGTGTGCAAATTTCAACCACTGCTAAGATTTCTAATTGGGTAGGTAAAGTGGCATCTTATTGGATTGCCATGGAGGCCACAGTAGACTAGAAGGAGTCTTGTAATGAAAACTAACCATGGTGGGTTTAGTTTAATTGAATTGATGATAGTAGTTGCTGTTATGGGCATTCTTGCCACGATATCACTACCTATGTATCAAGGCTATGTTGTCAGGGCTCAAGAAGCAGCCTTGTTATCAGAGTCCAGAATAGATGTTTTAGATTGTGCATTAGAGTCTGATCTACCAAAATGCACAACCATGGCAAGTACAACTACCGCAGCTGCCGCCCCACCGGGTGGTGGTAAGTGTTATGTTCTTGGTGATGCAGGTACAGTAGAGGTGCCTTGTGATTCATAAATGTCAAACAGTATAGAAATACTTTATCATTTTACTTGCCCGGAGTGTAAGTTATGGTGGAGTATAGCGATGGGTGGTTTTTCAAACGACCTAGATCATTTATATGCCGACTTAGGAATAAACTCAAGAGAGTTTTTCTGTCCTTGGTGTGGTAAAAAATCAGAGTACAATGTGGAGAATCCAGAAGATGGTGGAAAATATCCTATGGGTGGAGGAATATCGTCCGAAAAAGATTGAGGACTGTATTCTTTCACCATCAATTAAGAAAACGTTTTTAGAATTCGTAAAGAATAAGGAGATTCCTAATCTTCTATTGTCAGGTGGACCTGGTGTTGGTAAGACCACGGTGGCAAGAGCTCTGTGTGAAGAATTACATTCTGATTATATTATTATAAATGGTAGTGAAGAATCTGGTATTGATGTTCTAAGAACAAAGATAAAACAGTTTGCATCTACTGTATCATTGCAGGGTGGAACAAAGGTAGTCATTCTTGATGAGGCTGATTATTTAAATCCACAATCAACACAACCAGCATTGCGTGGGTTCATAGAAGAATTCCATCGTAACTGTCGGTTTATTTTTACCTGTAACTTTAAGAATAGAATCATAGAGCCATTACATTCTCGGTGTTCAGTCATTGAGTTTAAGTTGAATGGTAGTCGTGATAAGATGGCTAGCGAGTTGATGAAACGAGTTGGTGATATACTTAATAAAGAGAATGTTAAGTATGAAAACAAAGTTGTAGCAGAATTAATTATGAAACACTTTCCGGATAATCGGAGAGTGATTAACGAATTGCAGCGGTATAGTGTGTCGGGTGAAATAGACTCTGGCATTCTTGTTAATCTTTCAGAAGTCAATATGAAAGAATTAATAACCCACCTAAAGATGAAAGAGTTTACAAAAGTTCGTAAATGGGTGGTCGATAATATTGACAACGACCCCACGAAAATATTTCGTAAGGTTTACGATAGTCTTTATAATAATATGGATCCCAGCACTATACCGTCTGCCGTTATTACAATAGGTGAGTATCAATATAAGTCAGCGTTTGTGGCTGACCAAGAGATTAATCTTTTAGCTTGTTTAACAGAGATTATGAGTCAGTGTAAATTTAAATGAGAGATGCATGGAACGATAGATTAAGACAAGACTACGAAAAGTGGTTAGAAAATAACGACCCGAATAAAGTAGAATGTCTTAGCGATGACGAACTACGCCAACTTATTATGACTGAGTTGGAGTATGTTTCAGCTATGTCTGTCCAGGAATATGTACTCTACCAAAAGTGGTGTGAGATACAAAGAAAATACCCCACTAGGGAAGTGTCTACTCTATTTGGCCAAGAGCAACATTTGGTAGAGAGTAAACAGAAACATACTATAGACAAAGCAAAGTCTATGATATGGATGCCAGAATCTCCGGAAGATTATCTGAAATTAGAACCAGAGTTAATTCTGACAGACTATAATGATTGGTTGTTGGAACAGTTCCAGACTATAAGAACGTTGTGCCATACACAACGCAATCATAATAATATAGGTAGAAATATGTATTACTTGGTGGTTGATAAACCCACCGGCAAGTATCTTGGCGTTGTTACTATATCATCAGATTTTATAGACCTAACACCGAGAGATAATTTTATTGGTTGGACTAGAGAACAACGTAATGGTGGAATGTTATTGCATACTGCAATTGGCTCTAGTATATTACCAACCCAACCCTTAGGGTATAACTATGTGGGCGGCAAACTACTTGCTCTATTGTGTTTGTCTGATGAGATTCAGAACACATGGAAGAAGAGGTATGGCCAAACTCTAGTAGGTGTTACTACAACATCCTTGTATGGGTCTTTCTCACAGTATAATAATCTAAGACATTGGAATAAAAGGGGCAAGACTACTGGTAAGGTGGTGTTTGAACCTACTAGACCAACACTCTATAAAATTAGAGATTGGGTTCATAAAAAGGATCCAGTTAGATATTGGGAGTTATGGTTTGCATTGAACGATAAAGGACAGAAGTATAAGAGAGACCATAAGTTTAGAATGTTGGGCTTTGTTTATTCACAACTAAAGATAAAAAATACAGAGTCTAAACACCAACGTGGTATTTATTTTTCACACCTCTATGAAAATACTCCAGAGTTTTTACGTCAAGAGATAACAGATGATAAATTAATACCACGATTTGATACATCTACAGAATATTTGGTTGACCTATGGAAGAATAAATATGCCAGTAAGAGAATAAAATCTCTTATTGGAAATGATAAGGTTAGTAATACATCACTATTTTATGATGATCTAATATATAAGTCTTGGGATGATACTAAAGAAAAGTATCTAGAACAAGTGGGTCGGTGAAAAGTATTCTTTCAAGCATGCTTGCAAATATACCATGTGATGGAAGATTTACAAGGATGAAATAAAGGATATTGCTAATATTTGAGATCAATACAATGAAACTGAATCCGATTAAAAATAAAACACAGCTAAAACAAGCTCTAACCCGTATTGATGAATTATGGGGCGCAACACGCAATACCGAAAAAGGCGATGAACTCGATGTCCTAATGCTACTGG